ATGCCCCGAGGTGCGCCGCGCGAGGTTTGCGGGGGTACCCCCCCACCCCCCTTACGGTCGCCAGGTCCGGTGCGTCACGAACGTGACGCCGACAAGCAGCGGGCCATCGCCGGGCAGTGCTTGCTCGGGCAGGCTGTCGCTCTTGTCGCGGTTGCATTTCCTGTGGCACGGCTGCGTGTTGTCGAGCGTGTCCGTGCCGCCCTTGTTAAGGGGCGTGATGTGGTCAACCTGAAAGCTGAGCGGGTGCCTGTGGTCGGCCTCGTAGTCGATCGCCTCGCCGCACACTGCGCAGTCCTCGCGGCGACGTAACCAGTAGCGCCGGAACCTGTTGCGCCGCGCAGTGTTGCGGCCCTCGCTCACCAGACGTAAGGCTGATAGTCGACGGGCTTGCGTGCAGCCTCGCCCTTGCGCCGTGCGGCCTTGCGTGACGCCTCGGCCTCATCGAGCGGTACGTACTCAGCACGCACATGCTCAGCGCCCTTGCCCTGCGCATTGACCGCTAGGGCCTCAGCGCGTGCAGCGGGGGCCATTGTGGGGGGCTGCTGTGCGGGGGCCTGCTCAGGGGCCTGCTGTGCGGGGGCCTCTGTGGGGGGGCTCTCTACGACGCCGTTGCGTTCCAGCATGGTCGGTTACCTCTCAGAGCTTGAAGGGAAAGGGCAGGGCGTTGAACGCTTCTCGGATGGCCTCGCGGATCACGTCGTCGAGGTTGTCGGCGTTGATCCCGCCCTTGAGGGCCTCGCGGATCACGTCGTCGAGATTGCCGATATCGGGCAGGTGCCTGCTGATCAGGGCCACGATCGCGTCGTCGAGCTGGCTCAGGTCAGGCAGGCGATTGGCGATTGCCTCGACCACGTGGTCGATCAAGCCGGGCAGCGCCTCGGCCACCTTGTCGGCGACAGCTTCGGCGATAGCGGGGGCCACCGCGGCAGCGATCGGGGCGAGAATCTTGCCGATGGTTTCGGGTAGGGCCATTTCGTGATTTCCTCTCGGGTTGACGGGAAGGCCCCGCCGTCGATCGCTCGGCCGTAGGCGCGGCGCTGCGCCGGGCTCGCGTGGTGACCAGCCAGCGCGGCCAAAAGGGCTGCAGCGGTGTGCGCCGGGCGCATGGTGCGCCGGTGCCGGATCGACGACGGGGCAGGCGCCAGACCGGCGCGCAGGGAAGGGAGAACCCGCGCGGCTCAGATCGGGCGCCAGACTAGAAACGGCCCCATGCAGTCAGATCGTGACTGCCGGGGCCGCTGCGGGCATAGTTGTGCCGTTGCGCGTGCGAGTCTAAAAGCGACTTGCATCAATCTCGGACATGCGCCGAAAAATGATGCAGACACGAAAGCGCCCCGGCGTTGAGTGCCCGCCGGGGCGTGTTCGTCGATCTAGCAGCCGTGCAGCATCTTGTGCCATTCTCCCCCGCAGGCGCGGCAGACGATCCGGCCGTTTGTGCGGGTGCCCTTGAGCTTTGCGGCCGTCTCGGCAGTCTCGCCTCGACGCACGGCGCCGTTTCGCAGGATCACGTCGAATAGCTCGACGCGGTGCTCGGGCTTGTCGTGCTGCGCCTTGTCGGCGGCAATCTTGCTGTGCGCCACCGCGCCAGACATACCCCGCTCGTAGGTGTCGAACCGTCCGACGTCGATACCGTCGGCCTTGAGGTTCCAGACGCAATCGGTGCCGCGCAGGTGCAGTACGTACGCGATACCGGCGATGACTGCCTCCCAGCAGGTCGGGTCATATCCAGACCAGTAGCCGCCGGGCTCGCCGCGGAACGGATGACGCCAGTCGATACCAGAAACGATCATTTCGGGCTCCTATCCCATTTCACTGTGTAATTTTCAAATCTCCCCGGCTCGCGCCGTGTTGATATACATACAGTAGCCCGTGGGCTGTATGTGTGTCAACACCAAACGCCGAATTTCCTTGGTACGCTGCTCACGCCGCTAGTGAGGGGATGGCGGCACAACGCAAGGCGCCCCCGGTGATCGTTACCGGGGGCGCTTTGTCGTCAGCAGGTTTCTAGCTCGTCGGCCCAAGCATCCTCGACCGGCTCGCCCTCGTCGGGGCACAGCGGGTCGGCGTCCCATCGAACCTCGACCATGCCCGCCGGTGCGTCGTATACGCGCAGCACGGTACCCATGCGGGCCGCCGCCGCGCCGTAGCGCGAGGCGAGCGACCAGTCGCGCACGCGGGCGCCGGGGGCGATCACGCCCGCCAGCCCAGCGACTCGCGGATCGCGGCCATATCGACGATGTGGTCGAACTCGTCGCGCGTGATGAACGACCACGACTCGACGGCGTACTCGCCACGGCCGTAAGAGGTGTCGGCAACCTTGGCACCGAGCTTGACGTGCATCATGCGCAACGGCGTGCCCTCGGGAACGCCGCTCAGCGCACCCTTGGCGAAAACCTCGATCGGGCCGTCGACACCCATCACGACGCCGGTCACGTAGGCGTGAGCGTTGTCGAGGTTGAAATTCAGGCCCTCGGTAGCGTTGAGAGTGTTCGTCATGGTGGGCTCCTATCCCGTTGTTGATATACATACAGTAGCACAGGTGTTGCCATACATACAACCCCTGAAACGAGAAACGCCCCGCCGTAGCGGGGCGCCTCGTCGGCCGGTCAGGCGAGGTCTGACCACTCGGCCCAGGTGACCTCGGGCAGGTCGTCCCACTTGACGATTGCGACCTCGGCGCCGGGGGCGTTGCGCAGCGTGCCCTGTCGGCCGGTGCGGCGCTCCTGCACCCGTCCACCCTCGGTGAAGTTGGCAGCAATCTCGGCGGCGATGGTGTTCTGCATTTCGGGCTCCTATCCCTTGCGGTTGTTGATATACATACAGTAGCACGCTGCTGTATGTGTGTCAACACTTTGGGTGTTGAAAACTGTTGCCGTGCAATCTCTTTCGTACTCTTGCTAGATAGGCTAAGTAATTTCCGCCACGCCCTTGGCGCCGCTGCCTGCCGCCTCGCCTCGCCACAACGCCGAAAGCCCCGAGGCGACGAACCTCGGGGCTTTGCTGGGTTTTCGGCGAAACTGTCTCTACCTGCGACGACGGGACCGCCGGCCTGCCTTGCCGGCGTTAGCTGGCAGGTGTGCCGAACAGCCGCCGCAGACGATCGCGGGCAAGCTCCTGCCCGGCGTGGTGTAGCTGCCAGGCCATCGAATCGTTGAACCGCTGCAGCGCCTTCTCGACGCGCTGGCGCTCGGCGTCGTCGAGGTGGCTCAGGTCGATACCGTCGAGGTCGCTCATGCGCGCACCGCCTCGGCGGGCAGTGCCACGGCCTCATGCACGACGAACGTCATACGGTCGAGCCACTCGCTACCGCCGCCGTCGAGTTGGTCGGCCGCCGCGCGGGCTTGCATCGGGCCGAACTCGCCAGGGTTGCGCGCCATCACCTCGCGGGCCTCGTCGCGCGTGCCCCGCCAGACTTCGTGCACCTCGGCGGGCACCAGGCCCTCGGCGGCACACGTGCGCGCCAGCGAGTCGTGCGCATTGCCGGTGAGGTACGCCTCGACGTCGGCCTGATCGAGCGCCGATAGTGCGCGGTCGCTGACCGGCTGCACACACACGACCTGCTCGCCGACCTTGGCGCCAATCGCACCGCACCAGCGCGGGCCGTAGCTCAGCCGGTTGGGCTTGATCCGGTACTCATGCGTGCGGGACGGCGCCAGCAGGTCGTGCGGCTCGCCCGACCAGTCGATCGGCGCCACCTGCTCGGCGACACGGAAGCACGGCCCCGGCACGCCGTCGTACCACGTCGGTACCTCGCGGGTCTGCCCGGCGAGCGGGCCGTCGAGGAACAGCACAGCCTTACTCGCCACGGAACACCGCCACGGGCAATTGCGCCTGCCTGAGCGCCCACGTGCGCCACGATTCCAGCGGCCGGGGCATCGTGGCTAGGCGCACCATGTCGGCGTCCCAGAACCGCACCAGCGGCCCAGTGTGCTTGCGCCGCCACACATGCGAGCGCAGCACGTGCCAACGATCCTCGATCGCGTCGAGCACGCCGTCGTACACGTCCTCGGCGAGCCACCGCGCACGCCGAGGCAGGCCCTTGGCGACGGCAACGAGCGCGAGCACCAGGGCGCGCAGCGCGTCCCAGATGTCGACGAGCGCCTCGCGGGCCGTCGGCGGGGCAGGCTGCGGCACTGGCAGACCAAACAGGGCGTGCCATACAGCCGGGTTGATCCCGCGGTTATCGACGTTGATCTTGAACGACAACTCTCGGCGATCCTGCAGCGTGCGCACCGCCTCGCCGCCCCACGGCTGCAGGTCGGGCAGGCTGTCGCGCTTGACCTCGATCGAGTCGACGCTCACATGCCCGACGGGCGCGAACCCCTCGCCGCCGACGGGCGCCACGGCGAGAGTCGCGCGCCCCTGGTCGAATGAGTACAGGCTGCGCGTGCTGCCCTTGGCGCTGAGCCTCGCACCGTGCAGCGCGGCGCCGAGCTTGCCGCCGAGCAGGTGATCAGTCGCGGCCCACGGGTTTGGCACGTCGGTGCCGTCGTCGCCCTTGAGCGTGGCGACGCCCACCGGCTCGCCGTCGACCTCGGCAAGGTCGAGCGTGTAGCCCTTGCTGTCGACGGCCACCGCAGCAGCCACGACGTCACTGTCGATCGGTTCGGTAAATGCGTGCTGCCCCATGCTCACTGCCCCTTTACGTTGAGGATCTGGCGCAGTTCGGCGTCGACCGTCACCAACGTGTCGGCGTCGGCCATCACGACGTCAATCGGCTTGTATGCGTCGGGGATCTCGTCGACCCACGCCTCGCCGTGCCGGTACTCGATACCCGCCATGCGGTCGGCGAGGTCGTCGACGGTAAACAGCTTGCGCGCCTTGGTGCGTGAGAACCGGCGGCCCGCACCATGCGGCGCCGAGCACAACGCCTCGGCGTTGCCCTTGCCAGTCACGACGTACGAACAGGTGCCCATGCTGCCGGGAATCAGGCCCCGCACACCGGCGTTCGCGTCGATCGCACCCTTACGGGTCAGCCACACCTCACGGCCGCCGTGCAGTTCCTTCTGCGTGTAGTTGTGATGCGTGTTGATCGTCTCGACGACAGTCTCGGACGGGTCGACCGGCACGCCGGTGCCCGCCTCGATCCAGTGCCGGAACGCCTGCGCGAAACGGTCCATCATCTCGGCGCGGTTGAAGAACGCGAACCGCTGCGCCCATTGCAACTCGACGAGGTAGCGGTCGAACTGCTCGGTGCCCTCGACGAGGTACGCGAGGTCGGGGTGCGGCAAGTGCAGGCCGTTGTTGCGGCAGTACCCTTGCGCGGCCTGAATGTGCTTCTGCGCGATCTTGTTTCCGACACCACGCGACCCGCTGTGCAGGAACAGCCAAACGCGGTCGAGGTGATCGAGGCACAACTCGATGAAATGGTTACCGCCGCCGAGCGTGCCCAACTGCTCGCGCCACTTGGGCGAGTGCGACAGGTCGACCTCGTAACGGGTGGCGAGCAACTGCAGCCAGTCCAGCCGCGCGCCGGTGAACGCGAACCGATCAAGGCTCTTGTTGTACCCGCCTGCGCTCATCGGAATGGCCGACTCGATCGACTCGCGCAGCGACGAGAGCATCAGGCCCTCAAGGTCATTCGTCGTGTACACGGTACGCGCGGCGATCATCCCGCAGCCGATATCGACGCCGACGGCCGCCGGGATCACGGCGCCCTCGGTCGGTATCACGGTGCCGACGCTTGAGCCCTTGCCGAAATGAGCATCGGGCATCAGGGCAACGTGCGGGTAGACGAAAGGCATTTCGGCCGTCTGCTGCGCCTGCGCGAGGGTCTGGTCGTCGACCTCGCTTGCGAAGTTGATCAAACGGTCACTGACATGTGAAGGACTCAACACGGCTCCCATTCCGCTATTCAATTGTTGGTCAAGCGAAGTGAGCCAAACACGCAACAACGCCCCCGTGCGAAACATCACGGGGGCGTGTCGTCGGGCGTGTCTATGCCGGGTCGGGCCGGTCAAATTCCTCGGCGAACATGTACAGGAACTCACGCGCCGGGCGCGGCAGGCCCGCGGCGACCGAGGCGTCGAACATGGCAAGCAGCGCAATGAGATACGCGACGGCGTGGTCGTCGTCCTCGGCGAGTATCCGGCCGACGAACTTACGGCGCTGCCGGGCGACGTCCATACCAGGCTGCACGCTCAGCACGGGGCCGCCGCAGCATCGGCGAGCAGCGCACGGCCGCGCGCCCAGCGGTCGACGTCGAGCGCGTGCAGCGCCCACACACTGCCGCCGTTCCCGTCGGACATGCGAACAGCCCGCACCGGGTTGCGTATGGCGGCCTCGATCTGCGCCCTGGTGAGCCCGTACAGCCGCGCAGCCGGGCGCACGTGGATGAATCCCCACGGCGGGCGCACGATCGGCTCAGGCACGCTCACAGCCACGGCAGCGCCTCGATCCACGCGACCATTGCGTCGACCGCAGCGCAGGCGACGACACCGCGGCCCTTGCGGGTCAGTTCCCAATCGCCGCGGCAACCGCAGTCGCAGCCCTCAACCAAACCGCGCCCGGCGCAACGCCGGAACTTGGCAAGCACTACTTTCCACGGCACGCCGGGCACCTCGTCGGACGGCGCCGCGTCGTCGAGCGCCAGGCCGCCGAGAACGCGATTCACGTCGCCACGCAGGGCGACGCCGTGCGGCAGCGTGGCAGCGGCCACCGCGGCGCAGAACACGGCATCAGGGATATCTCGGGCGTGCCGGAAGTCAGGCGCGGCCGTCGGGCCGTCGAGGATCATTCGCCACGGGCGTTGCATCACGCCCCCTCGCCCGGTGCAACACACCCGGCGCAATCGCCCTCGCAGGTGCCTTGCGGGTGGAACTCGCACAGCCCGCACACGTCGCCGCACTCGCCGGTGCGGTGCAGATAGTCGGGATGCGCATAGCACGGCTGCGACGTCCAACCCCATTGCGCAAAATCCATGCCGGGCGACCGCACGGGCCGAAACCACGTGCGGCCGTTCGCGTCCGTGCGAGCCGGGTACTGCCGGGCGACGTTCACGCGCTGACCTCCTGCGCAGTGTGGTGGTCGAGAATGCGAACAACGGTGGTGTAACCGACCTGCAGCTTGCGGGCGATCATGCTCGGCGCCGTGCCCTCGGCGTGCTCGGCGAGCACCTGCGCGACCTTGGCGCGGTCGATACGGGTCACGCCCTCGTCGACCAGCCGGGCCGCCGCGACGGCGTGCGGCGAGAACAGCGCGGGATCTGTCGAGGGATCGACGTCGACCGGCGCCTCGACGGCGGGCGCCTCGCGGGCGATCAGGTCGGCGACGCTCAGGCCGCGCGCAGGCGTGTGCACCGGCTGCGCATCGGCGTGCGCAGCGTCGGCGCGCTCGTCGCGCATCTGCGCATACAGGCGCGCACCGGCGAGCACGTCGTCGTCGTACTCGACCTCGGGCTGCGCAGGCGTGTGCACTGGCTGCACCTCGGCGCGCTCAGCACCGGACAGCGCCAGCAGGGCGATCGTCGAGCCGGTGATCGACAGGTCAATGACCAGCGGCACCAGGAACGCGATAGCCGGTGCGACGCCGCCCCACACGATCGCAAGCTCGCGCAGCGCCGCGAAGCTCAGCGCGAACGCCGACGAGGCGACGGCAACCGTGATCCACAGCGACGCAACGTAGGCGCCGCCGACGATGCGCGACTGCACCAGCTTGTGCACGCCGTGCGTAGCGCCGAGCAGCGCCAGCGGGGCCACCGCGGCGAGGGCAGCAGCGACGACCGGGGAACCGGCGCCGTCGTCGAGCAGCGCGTGCACGACGTTGCCGAGGATCGAGGCCGCGGTACCGGCGGCCAGCCATGCGCGGAAGAACCGCGTAGCGGCCTCTCGCGGGTTGCGTTGAGTGCTCATGTCAGGGGCTCCTATCCCGTTCGTTGGCGATTGTCAGGGGCGCTCAGGGCGCCGTGCGAAACATCGGGGCGCGACGCGCCGAGGCGCTACAGCGCCTCGATCCAATGCACCATGTCGTCGTCATCGCCGAGCACGATCGTGTCGGCGACCTCGATCGCCGTCGACCGGCCGCCACGCGGCGAGTAGGGCGCCACGCCGTCGAACGACAGCCAGCGGCCCGCGCCGTCGGTGACGCCCCACATACGCGAGGCATTGGCGAACTCGGCGCGGCGGCCGTTCTCGACCCACGCGACACCGGCGAGGTTGCGAGCGGTGAGGTTCTGCATGGTGGCTCCCTTGGTTGAGGTGGTCGTCGCGGTCATGTATGTATCTAAACACAACAGTTGTATGTGTGTCAACACCTAACGACGAAAGCCCCCGACCTGGTGTAAGTCGAGGGCGTCTCGTCGGCGCTCATCGCTGCTTGCGCCACACAATCGGGCTGCCGCCGCGGGTGCACTTGCAGCGCCATCCGGTCATGCTCTTGGGCTGCCGGTACCGGGCGAACTGCTTGCCGTGGTCGCAGGTGCCCATCCACGGCGCCGTCTCGTCGAGGTGCTCAAAGCAGCGCTGACCGTTACCGCCGAGGCTGCGGTGCTTGGCGGCCCACACGGCATCATGCCCGTGCGAGTGTCCGACCAGCGCGTGCGCAATCTCATGCGTGATCGTCTGCCAGGTGTCGGCGTACGACCGCTGCGCCATAAGCGGTTTCGACAGGCCGATCTGCCGAGACGTGTACTTGCACACGCCTGCGCGGCGCCGCGCATTGTCGAACGTGACCGACCAGCCGGTGAGGCCATGCTCGGCGATCAGCGCCGTGGCGAGCTTGCGGGCCTCGGCGAGGCTCATGTGCTCAGGCTTGGCAGCCACCGCCGGGCGTGCGGCGGGACGTGCGGCGGGCGCCGGTGCGGGCGAGAACGTCAGTTGCTCGCCGAGGCCGTCGAAAGCCATCTGCTCGACTGCGTTGCGGCTCTTGCTCATTGGGGGCTCCTATCCCGGTGGGCTGTTGGTACACATACAGTAACCCACGGCTGTATGCGTGTCAACACAAAGGCGCCCCCGACCCGTGAGTCGAGGGCGCCTCGGCGCGACGTCAGGCCCGCGCGACGTGATCGTCGGCCATGATCTGCGCCGCGTGGTCGGCCGCGTAGGACACTGACACCCAGCCGCACGTGCACTCAGCGCGCCACGGTTGCCGCGACCCGCGCGGGGCTCCGAACACGCCCGCGACGTGCTCGACACCTGCGGCGCTATCGGCGTTGAGGTTTTGCATGGCAACCCCTTTCGGGACAGGCGAGGCGCCCGAATGGCGCCCCGCGAACGGGTCTGTGATCTAGCGGGCGTAGCAGTGCGACATGCGAGCGCCGTACTTGCGCAGGCGACCGTTGCCGTCGGCGTCGACCATGACCTCGCGCTCAAGCCACTGCAGCACCTGCCACACCTCGACCGTGTTCGCCTTGACGCCGCGGGCGATCGTGCTCGGCGCGTGCAGCCCGGCGTGCCCGTCGAGCCACTCGTCGATCTTGTCGGCGAGGTTGAAACCGGCGTCAGTCAGGCTGCGGGTCTGCGGGTCGATCATCATTTCGGGCTCCTATCCCCTCGCGTTGTTGATATACATACAGTAACCGATTGCTGTATGTGTGTCAACAAACGAGCGAGGCGCCCCCAACCTCACAGGTCAGGGGCGCCTCGACGGCGTGCGCTACGCGGCGTTAGCCCGCGTACGGTTCAGCCGGTGAACCGTCTTGATCCGCTCGGGATAGAACGAACGCCAGCATTTCGTATTGTCGTCGGGACCAATGAAGTCGCACGTAATGCGACCGGCCGAGGTGCGGGCACTCTTGACGAACCGATACCGGCCACGCTCGCCGCGGATCGACACCTCAGTGCCCGGCTCAAGCACCTTGCCGTTCACAACGACCTCGGGCTGCTCGACGGCCACCGCAGGCGCGCGGTACACCTTTGTGCGCTTCACGCCAGGGCCTCGCATTCAGCGATCCGGCCGGGCACCCGCGGATTGCGGTAACCCAGCGACCAGGCGAGGCGCGTCGCGTTGTCGGCGCCCTCATACAGCGCGTTGAACCGCGCCGAATCCGGCTGCGTCTCAGCGGCATACAACTCGGCGAGGTGCTTCTCGTCGACCTGCTCACGCGACCGCGGCGGCAGCAGCGCCCCGCTCGGCGCCTCCCACGTCTCTGTGAACATCACTCGGCGCCCTCGACGAGGTGCGGCGGCTCGTCGGCGAGCAGCGTCTCAGGCGTCACCCGATAGACCTCGATACCGTCTGACCGTTCCTCTTGGAAGTAACCGCCCGTCGTCGTGCACGTCACCGAATACGAACCTGAGCACGTCGTGCGCAGCGGCACACGGTGCGCCGGAATGTAGAACTCGCGCGACCGCATCCAAGACCCGTCAGGCTGAATCGGGCCGTCACAGATCAACCGGCGACTGCTACCGAGAAACCCCCACAGGTCGATCTTGCAACCAGGGTCGTAATCGTCGGCGCGGGACACCGGCGCCAGGGTCAAGCTCGCCGCAGCGGCGAGGGCGCCGAGCGACGCAAGCACAGCATTGCGCGTGAAAGACATATCAGGGGCTCCTATCCCGTGAACGAATCAGACGGCGCAGAACCTAACACCGGCGCTGTCTGTACGTCAACACTGACTGTCGGTGTGTCAACACTCACGGCCTTACGGGGCCTGCCGCGCTTGGCTTTACCCGCAGCCGCACGCTCAGCAGCGACCCGCTCGCGGTCGTCGAGAGCCTCGGCAACCGCGCTGTAGGCATACACCGGGAACCCGTCGCGGTACCCGACCGCCTCAACCTCGGTCATCAGCCGATAGAACGTGCTGCGCGGCACATCGCGGCCCAACATCTTGAACACGCGGAACATGTCGGCGGCCGTGCGAGGCGTGTCGTCCACACGGTCGAGAGCCTCGCGCTGCAGCGCCTCGACGCGCCACTCAGTGCCGCAGCGGTAGCACTCGGCGACCAGGGCCACAGCGTCGACATACAACGGCGTACCGCAACGCTCGTCGGTGCGGACCTCGCGCACAACCTCGCCGCGGTGATTCTCCACCCGCTCGACGCGCCACGCTTGGCACGGCCCGGCATACGCCTGATCAGGTGGCAGGTCGATAACACGCTCAGCGTCCTGCCGCCACTGCGACAACCAGCGCAGCGCGTCAGGCGCCCACGGGTGCCGCTGCATCGCGCTCGGCTCAGACGCGAGGTAACGCGCCGCGCCCTCGGCGACGTCCGGTGCCCACGGCGCCTCGCTCGTCGCGCCAGCGATCTGCTCAGACCAGCGCACCAGGCGCGCAGTATCGCGCAGCATGTCCGCAGCGCGTGCGTTCAAAGGCAGCGACGGCAGACGCTCACCCGTCGACACCCGCAGCCCCGCCTTGGCGACCTTGGCCTCGCCGTACGCACTTTCGTGCAGACGGCGCACCAGCCACGGCACCTCAACCAACGTGTTGCGCAGCAGCCGCACACACGTCCAGCACAGAAACTCCTGCGTCGGTGCCGTGCAATGCAGGCACTTGCCCAGCGGCTCAGGCACTTTCGGCGTCGTGTCGACGTCCAACTCAGACGGGCGAGACGGCCGCGGCGACCCGTAGTAGCTAACGCCGGCGAGCGGCTCGAGCACCCCCGCTGACCTGCGAGGATCGCCGAAATTGGCGGTTTCCGGCAAACTCACGACCGCGGCACCTCCGTGAACGGCGCGTACCGAGACGACGGCGCAAGGTCGGCGCCGCTGCTCGGGCAGTCGATCCAATCGTCGTCAGCCTCAAACGGCTGCGGATTCAGCGGCTTGTACTGCCACTTGACCTCAGACCACGACCAGCGCCAACGATCGCCGTCAACGTCCATCCACTCGGCGCCACGCTCGCCAATCCCGAGGCGCCACACCTTGCGCGCGTGCGGCGGGTCAGCCGGGCGCGGCAACTTCGGGCGCACCGGGCGCACCGGCGCAACCTTCGGCGCGTGCTCGTCGAGTCCCAGCGCGTCAAGGCGCATCGCGTTGACCGCAGCCAGCCCCGCGCGGATCGCCTGCACAGGTGTGTGCGACGGGTGCGCAATGCGAGCGCGCACAACCTCGGCCATCTTGTCGACCTCGGCGAGCGACAACTCGACCAGCGCGTCGGCCGCGGGCGCCGGGGGCAGCAGCGGCGTGCACCGGCGGGCCACAGCGTCAACGATCGAGCCGAGCAGATCCTCAGACGGCTGGCAGCGGCCGAGGGCGATATCACCGACCACGCCAGCGATAGCCGAGACAGCCTCGCGGCGATCCTCGTCGAACAGATCAGACATGTGCCGCACCGCCGTTCGCGGCCTGCCACGCGGCGATAGCCTCGTCGCCCCACCCCGGCGACGCAATGCGCATATGGCAACCCGGCTGCTGCGAAAGCTCGGCCAGCACCTTGCGCGCGTGCAGATCGTCGACCTGTGAATCGTCCAGCCACACAACATCAGTGAGCCCGTCGAGCACCGCGCGGGCCAGCTTGTCGAGGTCAGGGCGCTTGACCGCCGGGGGCGTGTAGCTCTTGGGTGTGCCCGACGGCCGCGGCATAACGAACGTCAGCGACGCGCGCACCGGGTATTTCTTGTCGAGCACCGGCAGGCCCGCAGACAGCATCGCGTCAGCCGAGGCCAGGGCAATGCGCTCGCGCCACGGCCCCACGGCCGCGCTCGATTCCCTGAGAATGGCGGGGCCGCGGGTGCCCGGCGGCGATCCCTCGGGGGCCTTCTTAAAGCCCATGAAGTCTTTCGACCCTTGCGGGGCAGGCTTTCCCGGCACGAACATGCGCAACTGCCTGCCCCCGTTGCGTTCGTACGTCACACGGGCGCTCAGGGCCGCGTACAGCACGTCGTACGACTCGGCGGGCACCATGTCGAGCAGAAGCTCGGCAGCGGCGGCCTTGGCGTGCTCAGCGGCCCGTGCGGCGGCCTCGGCGACGTCGGCCGGATCGGCGCCAACCTCCCCGGCGATATCCAGGCTCAGAGTGTGGTCAGTCACTCGGTTACTCCCAATATTCAGTTGTGTGGTCGCGGCGAATCGTAACGGCGGGTTGTCTCAATTTCGGCCGGTCAGGGCCTCGTCGAATCGAGGACCACCGATTGCCGCGGCAAGTTAGCCACAGGGTGCGGCAGTACGAGTAGTACACGTTTTTCCATATGAGCGTCACACCAGGCATTCAGCGAAACGCGACCTGCGGAAACAGCCCGAAAATCTACACGTGACACCAACCCGAAAACATCTGTACTACCTGTACTGAAAGCATCTATATACGCTTTGAACTGCGAAAATGCGAGTACAAATTGCCCGATCCAATCTGTGCTGATCTGTACTACTCGTACTGCGCCAGTACGCATTAAGTACAGATTCGCGCCGTTAGCTAGGGCCGCCGCAGGCGAGGGCCGCCGCGTCATCGCCAGCCCGCCAACTCGTTGGACAGATCCCAGCCAGGCTGCAGCGCCAACCCGGCGTAGTGGCGCACGCTATTGCTCACGGCGCTGCGCACCCCGAACCGCGCCGACAACTCGCGGCCGAGCTTGACCTGAGACACCATTGCGTCCTCGCCGTTCGCCATCGCCCAACGCTGATACGCCTTGAGCACAAGCGCCGGTTTCGCCCCGCCGCTGGCGCCCGGCGTCAGCAGGCAGCACTCGCTGATAAATCGCCCGAGAGCGTCCTCTTGGTCGCTGTACTCCTTTGTTGCATCGAGGACCGAGCCCGGCTCGCGGAGGCCGTCAGCGACGATCTGCCGCGCCCCCGCCACGACCCACGCGAGGATTGCGGCGCCTTCCTCGCTGACCAGTTCAGCGGCGAGGTTGGGATTGCGCTGCTCCGGCGGGACGGTATGCAGAAACGGGATTAGGCGCAGCCGCCGCCAGAACGACGTGCCGCCAGCGGATACCTGCGGCTGGTGGTTGCCCATCAGGAACAGCGTGTGAGACGGCACAAAGTCGAAATAGTCCTGCCTCATGTACCGGCCGCTGAGAATGTCGCCGCCGGTGAGCACCTTCACCTTGGCCTCGTCGAACTTGCTCTCTGCGTTGATTTCCGAGCACACGACCATGCGGGCGCCGTGCAGCCGGGCGATCTCGGTTTCGTGCCGATCGCGGCCCGCCAGTAGGAAGTTCGCCGGTGCGGTGATCGCGTAGTCGCCGAGCACATGCGCGAGCACGTCCATAAGCACGCTCTTGCCGTTCGACCCGCCACCGAACAGGAATGGCAGCACGTGGTGCGTCACCTTGCCGATCGCGGCGAGCCCGGCGAGGCGCTGCAGGTACCCGATCAGTTCGACGTCATCGCCGAACGTGCCAGATAGGAACGTCTGCCACTTCGGTGCGACCGAGGCCGGGTTGTATCCGGCGCCGGTGATCTTGGTATGCCACGACTCAGGCGAGTGCGGCATGAGGTGCCCCGTCTTGAGGTCGACGACACCGCTCGGGGTGTTCAGTTCGTACGGCTCGGCGTCGAGGTCGGCCAGGCGCACGCGCATCTTGGGCTCGCACTTGGCGAGGGCGACCATGTTCTCAAGACCCTTGCGCGACAGGCTGCGCATACGGTGCTGAATCAGGTCGCGCGGGCTGTCGTCGTCAATGTGAATGCGCTCAATGATCTTGCGCGCGGCGACGATCGCCTCGCCGTGGTCGGTGCCGTGCTGCCAGCGGTCGCCCGCCCATGACAGCCACTTGCCCGTGTCGGGGCAGTACCGCAGCCGGGCGCCGTACGCCTCGACGAGCAGGTCGGCGTTGCCGGTGTCGGTCAGCGTGACCGCCGGGGCCGCCGGGTTGCGCCGGGCGTTGATATCAACGACGGGCGCCAGCGATCCATCCGTCGGGGTCGGCGTCGACGTCGGGGCCGCCGCGGGCTCGTCGCCCTGGTCGTCGGCGGGCTCGGGCGCAAGCTCGATCTGCCTCGGGGCAACCCGCTCGATCAGGTGCAGGTGCGAGCCGTACTCAGTGGCAAGCTCGGCGTCGGTCTTGGCGGCGACGTGAGTCTCGGCCCACGCGAACGTGTTTGGCACCTCAAACGAGGGAACCTCGCGGCCGGTCTTGGCGCACTCGGACATGAAACGGTCGACGATCATCTTGCGTGCCTGCGCGTACTCGTCGGCCGTCAGGCACTTGTTGCGAACCGCGGCCATCAGTCGCACGGTCACCTTGACAAGCCACGGGTGCCGCTCGCCGATCGGCTCGTCGTGCCACGCCTTGAGGGTCGGCGCGAAATACTCGCACGTCGTCGGCGCGAATGTCCACGTATCCGGCTTGCTGACAATCTCATGTGAGGTGCGCCGGTCGCCCTCGTATTCGGCGACGCCGTGCTCGTCGAGGCGTTCGCGCAGTTCGTCGAGGCCCAGCGGGGCGCCGGTGTCAGCCTCGATCGTGACGGGCTTCGGTTCGTCCTTGAGGTTGAATGAGCCGGGCACGCGCAGCACGCGGGCGAGGTCGTACACGCCGCGGTCGATCTTGGCGCCCAGGCCGTCGGCGACGATGCACGCCAGACGGCCCCAACGCTTGAGCAGGGCCGCCGCGTCGGCGCGCAGTTCGGCGCTGTGCTCGGCCATGCTCTGCCAGTCGGCGCCCGACGGGGCGATCGTGCCGTCGTCGATCGGCCAATACGGCTGTAACCCGTTGCCGCTGTAGACAACCGCGGTCGGCCGGGTGCCCAGAATGGCGCTCAGTTCGTCGATCACCTGGTGAGCGTGCGGCAGGTCGCGGCAGGCGCCGGGCTTGACGTCGAGGTCACACCAGATCGCGGCCAGGCGCGTGACGTCCTCGGCTGTGCCGCGGCCCTTCTCGTCGGCGCCGCGGGGGCGTGTCGGGTTGACACCAAACCACAGGTTGCGGCCGTTACCGAGCGATAGCGCGAGGCCCTGCAGGCTGTCGCTGTCCTCGGCGAACGGGACGACCGTTGACGAGAACGGGCCGCCGGGCGCTTGGTAGTTCAGGCTCACGTGCTCGCCGTCGGTGTAACCGAGCGCGTCGAGCAGGTCAGTAAGGCCGTTCACTCATCCTCTATTCAGTTGTGGGGCCTGGTGATACGTGCGGTAGCTCTCACAGCGTGAGGCCGTTTCCTGCCCCGACTGCGGGCTCGGGCATGTCAAACAGTCCGTTGTGCTCGGCCTCGATCGCCAGCCGCGCGGCGCGCTTGTCAGCGGCGGCCTTGAGCTTGGATCGGTGCCGCTTGAGGCATGACTGACAGAACGCGATCACGTTGCGGTCGCCGAGGTTTCGGTCGTCGCCGTCGAGCGGGACAACCTGCAGGCTCACTCGCTTGTCAGGGCCGTGCAGCGCCGTGCGTCCGTGAGTGTTGCCGCAGCGGTCGTGAATGCCGAAACGGTGCGACCGGCCGCACTCGCCCTCGCACTCGCACCGGCCGTCGGCGCGCGTCAGTGCAATGCGGTCGAATAGACGGGCGTTGCCTGCCATCAGTCGCGGGCCTTGATCGCGGCCTTGATCAGGTCGCGCCGGAAGTCGGACCAGGTTTCGCCGGTGAGGCTGTCGTGCACGACCGGGGCGACCATGTGCCCGGCGTCGCGGAACGCCGCGGCTGTCTCGGGCGACTCGTCGAGGCGCACCTCGGCGTAGTCGACGCCTGCCTTGTCGAACGCGCGCTTGGTCAGGTTGCACTTGCTGCACTGCGGGCCGGTCGTGTACACGGTCAGCATGGTTCTCGGGGCTCCTATCCCTGGTATATGTAGTTGTGAAACGGCTTGTGAGACAGGGCGAGCCGGTGACGTCGTATGCGCCACCGGCTCGCCTCGGTTACTGCTCGGGTCGGGTTACTTGACCATGCCCATTGCGCGCAGGGTTTCCAGCGCCTCGGCTGTCACGCCCTCGGGCAGTGCACCGTCGGCCGGGGCCGCAGCAGCAGCGGGGGCCGCGCCCGCGGCGGGCTTGACGTACTCGGCGCGGTACAGCTTGGGGGCCGAAAGGTTGCCTTTCTTCTCCCCGTCGCCGACGTAGGTCACGAACAGTTGCCCGCCGACGTCGAGGCCCTTCGCCCCGGCGGCAATGACGGCCTTCTGCACGGCCTTGCGCATTTCGCCCTTCACGAACAGACGGCGCAGGCCGTCGTCGTCCTCGACCTCGGGGTCGTTCAGATCGGTCTGCACGGTGACGACGAGCTGCATACGCGGGCTGCCGTCCTTCCATTCCAGCCCCTCGCCGGTCTTCATGTCGGTCTGCTGCCGCTGCTCGGGCTCGACCGCGATCGGGCCGCCCACGGTGTCGCCGTGGCTTGCGAACTTGGCAGATGCCGGGCCACCGCCGCCGAGGAATCCGTACGAATCGTTGCTCATGTGTGCCGTTGCTCCTGTATTCAGTTGTTCCGTTATTCCGTTGCGCCCGTTTTCCTCTCGGCCCGCCAGGCGCGGCGGGGGCTTATGTCCCGTCGTAATAGTCGGGGTAGTCATCGGCCGGGTAGTCGCGGGCGTACTCGGCCTGCTCGATCCGAACCTCGCAGTACCCGCAGTCGGCACCTGAGCAGCGATGGCTACGGCGACCCACTACGGGCACTCCCCTTTCGGATGCTCAAGCCAGCACACAGTGCAAACCGGATGCCGCCGGGCCTCTGTCGGCTCGGGCGAGGTGTCCTCGCAATCAACATGTATAAGCCCGCCATCACTCAAAAAAGCCACCTCGTCGCCTTTCTGAATCAGGCTCGGGCAGACGGCGCAGCGGCCGGTGTAGCGGGCCGCGAACGTCGAACGGGTGCTCATATCGCTGTCGCCAACTCGTCGAGGGCCGCCTGCGCGCCGATGGCCTGCCGGGTCGCCTGGTCGCGCTTGGCTGTCGCGGCGGCAAGCTGGTCGTTGAGCACCTCGCGCTGCAGCAGTAGCAGCCGGATCTGCCGGTCGTGCACGCGCTCGGTTGCCTCGGCCGTGGCAAGCTGCTGCTGCCACAGATAGCGGGTGATTTCCTCTTGCGTCTGCATGTGGTCGGGGCTCCTATCCCGTGTGTGCGGTCTGTGCTCGGTAGTCGGCGAGGGCCTGGTCGCCGGTGTCGTGCGCGGTCGCGCGGCCCCAGAACGTGCCGACCGGCGGCTGCACGGTCCAGCGACCGCCGCGGCAGCGAATGAGCCACCGCGACGGATCGCCGAACACGCGCGAGCTAACGCCGGCAAAATGCCGTCTCTGCATGTCAGGCCGCCGGAACGCCCCGACTGGCAAACGCTGCATGTGCGGCCTCGCCCGACGGGTAATAGTCAACGACCACGTAATCGGCCTCGGTGCGAAACGCCGGGTCGTGCACACCCGGCGCCCGAAACGTCGTCGACATCAGCTGCTCGATCACCCACCCGACGACGACCTGCCCGGCGGGCTCGTCGTGCCGCAGCGTCGGCACCGCCTCGACGAGTCGCCGGATACGCCACGGCGCCGGGAAGTGCACCCAGCACGCCGGGTTTGGCTCGGCCTCATACCACGTGCCTAGCTGCGGCTCGGCCGGATCGCGCACCGGGTACACATGACACGCGCACCCGTCGGGCCTCGACGTCATGTAGTGCCCGCTCACGATGCGCCCCCGTCGCACGCCCACGGCTGCGTGCTGTCGAGCACCGGGGCGTAGAACGGGCAGTACATGCAGTTGTGCGGAGTCTTGGCGATCAACGCCAACCGCTCGGGATGCGCGTCGATATCGAGGTCATGCAGAGCAATGGCGATGTTCTGCAGCTTCTCGATCGTCGAGTCGACGATCGCCGGGTCGTACGGCTCAGACCAGACGAACGAACTCGACAGCAGGCCGCCGCGCGGAATGAACCAGATAGCCACGCGCTTGACCGGGAACCCCTCATTGACGTACCCGCGGCCATAGCAATGCGCCTGCACCTTGTACTCGGGCGCCTCGTCGCCGAGGCACTTACGCTCGGCGGCCTTTTTGTACGCCGAGAACTTAGTGCCACCAGGAAATTTCAGGTCGATGACGGTATCGGTCCACGTGTCGTAAAGGTCGCAGGTGCCAGCGAGGCCGCCTGTTACGGTCACGCGGCGCTCAGAGAACCAACGCCCGACGTACTGCGGGTCGTCGCCGCCAGCCACGCCGCGCAGAACCGTGCACCGTTGCTCGCGGTCCTTTAGCCACTCGTCGATGATGCGCTCGTTATCGAGCACGATCGCATCCTCATACTTGCTGTGACCGGCTGTGCCGAGCCATGCGGGCAGCGGGTCGCCCTCGGGGTTGATCCGCGGCAGATCCATTGTCGCCGTTGCCAACCTGCGCACGCATGGGTGCCCAACCTCGGACGGCCCGAGGGCGCGCTGAGCCGAACGCGCGTGCGTCGCCCACCCGCGCTTGAACACGCCCTTGAGGTCGCGCAGCAGTGCCGCGTTAAACTCGGCCGTCTCGGACACCGGCCGGGCGTGCGCCGGTGCGTCGTCGGTCAGTCCGAAAAACCCTGCGTTGCCGCTCACAGATGCGCCGCCGCGGTGTGCCGCAGCATGTCGAAGCACAACGCGGTTGCCGCCGCGTCGCCCATCGCTGTGTGTCGCAGAACGGACGCGACGCCCAGGCGCTCGCTCACGTCGTCGAGGCCCTGCAGCGCCGTCGGTTCGACGTTGAGCTTGCCCCCTGCGTACGCGGCGAGGTCGGCGAGCCGGTGATGCCACACGCGGCCGACGGGTAGCGGGAACACGCCCCCGGCAAGCTGTCGGGCGACGATCGCCGAATCGAACGCCGGGTTACTGCCTGCGAACGTGTTGCCGCGCAGCCAGTCCTGCACCTCGGACCACGCGACGGCCGTCTGACTGGCGCTCAGCGCGTCGCGCCAGATCCCGCGCTCGTAATATCCGTTGACCTCCATCGCTTTTGGCTGCGCGGCGGCCAACTGCTCGCACGTCACGTGAGGCACGAAATACAGCGACTCGCCGGTGTCGACGTTGAGCAGCGCGACCTCAAGAGGCGCTGCCGTGTCGTGATCGAGGCTCGTCGTCTCGATATCGACCACAATCAATTGCCTTGCCATGCTTTTGGGCTCCTATCCCTCGGTGTTCTCGACCAGATCCAGCCGCGTCGACGACGACGTGCTCATGCACTCCGCGGCGACGTCGGGGTAAAGCGACTTGACGAGCTTCGTGTCGAGCCGGTTTACCTTGCTGCGGTTGAGGCGCACGACCACCTCGCCGCCGATTTCACCCTCGTCGTCGGCGCCGAGCGCCTCCTCGATCGCCGCCTTGGCGGCCTTCTCAATATCGGCCCACTTGGCCTTTTCGCCGCGCGCGTGGCGCAGCAGGTCGACGTGCCCCTTGATCGCTGAGATATCAGCCATTCCATGCCCTTTCGATGTTGATATCGCCCCACGACCGAGACGCGAACTCGATTACGGCGTCGATCGCGCTTTCGCCCCCATGTGCCTGCATCACCTCGTCGAGGCCCGACAGCGCGAGCGCCGCTGTGCCGTGCGTGTCGTCACTGCCGTACGCGACCCGGTGCTCGACAGCGAGAGCCAGGCCGTCGAGGTAGGCGAGCGTCGTATCGAAATGCCGCTGATCGACCCACGTCTCGACGACCTCGCGGTCGGCCCACCACGGGCGCTTGCTGTCGTCAGTCTCGACGGCCTGGTCGCTCACTTGGCCCTGACCTCAAGCACGACCGGGAACGTGGACAGGAACCCGATACGGGGGCCGCCGGTGAACAGGTCGTAGGTCTTGCCGACCTCAAGCTGCGCCCACAGATCCCACGAATTGAAGTGCCCGACCTCGATCGCGTCCTCGACGTTGAACGATCCGCACGTCGTCGTGAGGCGCTTTGTGCGTGACGTGTCGCCGTTACTGCCACTCAGCAGAACGTCTTTCGCCTCGACGGTGCAGCCCTTGTGCCACTCCTGATTACTGTTGGCGCAGCCCGGCACGGTCAGCGCCGTGACAGCGACCGCCGCAGCGGCCAGGCCCTTGAGAGTGCGATTCATGTTGCTATGTACTCCGTTTCGGTTGTTGGTCGGTCAGAAGAAAATCGGGATACCGGGGCCGGACATACTCGGCTGCGGCACGAATATGACGCCGTTCGGGCCGGTGCTGCCCCCGTCGCCGTCGTCGCCCCCGGTGTCGCCGTCGCACGCCGAGGCGCCGAGGGCGATCAGCACGGCCGCCGCTGCGAGCGCAATCCTGCGGATCATGGTTGTGGTGCTCCTATCCCTTTTGTTGTGTTGCGATTCTTGAAGTTGGCGACGAGTTGTGCCTCGCGCCGGGCGATTTCGCGGTCGAGGTACACGCGCGCCTTGCGCAGATCCTCGATCGCGTCGTGCTTGAGGTCGCAGCGCCACACGTACTTGACTGTGTTGCCGAGGCAGAACCCCATGCCCTCGGTGATGTCTAAGCACTCGATCGGACGGCCGCAGCCCTTGCATGGCGGCCCCTGCGTGTAGTGGCTCGGATGGTTCACCATGTCGCCGCTGTCGTCGGACTCGTCAACCTCAACCGGCGTGCCCTCGTCGTAGTGCCCGAGGTGCACATGCTCGCCGCCGAGCGCCTGCGTGCACACGTCATCAGGCCCGCACCCGTTGCTGGCATCGGCGTTTGCGCTGGTAGATGGCTCGCCGGCCTCGTTGCTAGGGCCGCGCCGCATGTCGACGCCGAACGTCAGGCCGTTGCCGAGGTCGAGCAGCATCGGCGCGAAGTCGCCCGTTGCCGGGCGCTTGTACGCGACGGCAAACGGCGCCACCGCGCCGCGGCCCTGCACGTACAGGCCGCTATTCCATGCGACCCAACCGCTACCGTTCAGCCAGCCCCAATGCGCACCGAGGCTGTCCTGCCACACGTACGCCTTGTCGGCGTCGTCGAGCGTCTCGGCGTCGTTGGGCTCGCCCGCCTGCTCGCGCCACTGGCGATTGATCGCGCCGTAATCGACCATGCCAGTGGGTGAGTCGACGTCGAAGGTCGACGGCCCCGGCGGCACGACGCCGACCTTGAGCTTGACGGCATACGCGCCGAGTCCGACCGAATCGCAGGCCGCACACCACATTGCGAACGACGGATCGAACACGCTCGCGGGGTGCAGGCCGCACACCTCGCACAGCGGCACGTCGGCGCTCACGCGGCGGCCTCGGCCCGACGGGCGAGCTTGCGCTCGTATGCCGTTGTGCCGCCCCAGATCCCGAATAGCTCGCCGCGCTCGGTCGCGCGGTCGAGGCAGACCTCACGCACCGGGCACGCCAAACACACCCGCTTGGCGGGCTTGGCACTCTCGCCCTTGTCGGGAAAGAAAATCTCAGGGTCGACCTGCGCGCACAGCGCGTCGGCCTCCCATGTTTCCGGGGCGACCGGATCGCCAAACATGTTCACGCTGTCTCGCTCTCGTCATTGGTCTGGTCGGCCTCGTCCTCGGCCTCGATCTGGTCAAGCGCCGACAGCGGCAGGCCGTCGGTTGTGTCGCGGGTCGGCACCAATCGCTGCAGGCCCTCGGCGCCGCCCTGCCCAGCACCCAGCGAGCGCAGGTACCACGTGACACCCGAGGCGTCGACGTCGACCATCGCGGCCAGGGCCACCGCGACGCCGGTCAGCACGTGGCGGTCGAGCTTGCGCAGCGCGGCCCACACCTCGCCGGGGTCGTCATCGCGTACCTGCGTCGACAGGTCTAGGGCGCGTTCCAAGATGTGCACGCACTGCTGCGACCGCGGGCTGTGATCGAAACTGATCAGCTTGCTACCTGCCCTCGCAGCCTTGGCGATACGCGCCGCGCGCTGAGACGTCGACGGCCGCAGCAGCAGCGCAATGCGGATGATCGCGCGGCGGGTGAATGTGCCCGCGTTGCGATCCCAACCGGCCGCGGCCAATTCGTCACCGTGACGAGTCAGCACGTTGGCGAGGCTCGGCCGGTACTCGACGCGCAGCAACCGGCACACCTCGTCGGTTGTCGCCGTGCCCCCGACAGCGGGCTTAAACATGTCGAGCACGTCTGTGTTCTCGGCGATCCGGCCGCGCTCAGCACGCTTGCGTGCTCGACGCGCCTCGGTCGACGCCCGGCGGGTCACTCGCCCACCAACTCTCGCGGATGGCCGGGGCATGTGCGGTCGCCGCGGCGGCAGTCGAGGCAGTCATACGCCGGTATCCGCTCGATGCGCGAGGGAATGGCGCCGTAGGCAATGCAGAAGCTCATCACCACACCCCCACCGACAGCGCGCCGAGGGCGACGCCGATAAGGACCGACGCGAGCAGCAGTGAGAACCAGGCGAACAGGTTCAGTGCGCACTCGCCGCCACGGCGGCACTGGTCGGGCAGGTGCAGGCGATTGCACGCCGCGCAGTAGGGTGCCGGGGCGTTCACAGCGCGGCCACCGCTCGCGCCAGCAGTCCGACGATCGGCCGGGCGACGAACAACTCGACCACGTGCTCGACGGTCATCGCCGTTTCGAGCGCTAGGCCGAACAGCGCCAGCGGCACGCCCCCCTCGGGGTCGTTCAGCGCCTCGTCGATTCGCCGCCCGACTAGCTTCTCGACCTGCTGCGCAATGGTCGGCGTGTCCACAGAAATGAGCGATCGGTGCGCTAGGATTCTGCACGGCATAACAAGTGGCTCCTATCCCTTGGTTGTGTCGGCCAGGCCCCGCCGCGTGCGGGGCTTGTGTCGTTTTGCGGGTCACCCGCAGCGGTCCATATCGGGCTGGTCGCGCAGCACTGCCGCGGGGGCATCCCGTTGCCTGTGCACCTCGGCGAGGTCGGCGAGGGCCGCCCTGTGTGCCGCGTCCAGTTCGTCGCGCTCGCCCATCAGGTAGCCGATCTGCTCGCCAGCGACCCGCAGCGTGTCGGCCTGCCTGGCGACGACAAGCCGGGCTGCGTCGCGCTCGCCGCGGGCTGTATCCCGTTCGCGTAGCGCCTCATTCAGTTCTTTGCGCAGCCGAGCCTCGGTTGCGATATGGCGGGCAAGAGACATTGGTCAGGCTCCTAGATCGTCGGCGGGCAGGGACTTGGCGAATCGGCGTAGCTCGTCGACGGGGAACAGCACCTTGCGGCCGTACTTGCGGGCGACAATGCGGCTGCTCGCGCGCAGCTTGTCCAGTTCGACCGTCGAGAGGCACAACATGCGGGCCGCGTCGTCGCGCGTGACGAACAGTGGCTCAACCTCGACGACCACCTCGTCGGCCCTCACGCGGCGACCTGCTCGGCAAGGTCGGCGATCGAGACGCCGAACGTGCCAGCCACGGCGGCGAGCACCGAGTGCGTCGCCACGCCCGACCAGTCAGGGCCGAACGCCGAGTACACGGTCGAGCGACCTACGCGAATCGTTTTGGCTAGTTGATTTCGGTCACGGATTCCGTTGTCACTCAGCACCTTGGCGACGTTTTCGGGTTTCCATGCCAGTTGATGTTTCGTCTTGGGCACGGTCGGAAACGCTACACCAACTGTCTTGGTTTCAGGACACTAAGTGCAGGTACCGGGCGTGTCGCGCACTTCACAGGACGTACCAGCCGGTAGCTCTTGAACGGTCACTCAACACGTTGAGGCCGGTCAAGATGCGTACCTAGATTGTGGAAACAGTTGCTTTGTCCTGAAAACAGGAATAGGGTTCACAGCAAGTTGTGAGGGAGAACCCGCAAGGGCGCCCCGACAAACGGGGGGATATGAAGGGATGCGCACGAGAATGGATGACACCGGCAAGTCGCTCGCCGCAGTGCTCGGCTACCTGGTCGGCAGACCGCTCAAGCTCAGGGAGATAACCGAGGCGCTGCAGATCAGCCGCTCGCGGTATTACGCACAGATCGACGAGGGGAAGTTGATCAGCGCGGATAACCTTGTGCGCGTTGCTCAAAACCTCGATATCAACGAGGTGGAACTGCTTGCGCGGTTCAATGTCATACGCGACGAGGCCGTGCTCGCGTACGCCGACGCGCTGCGTTCTGGCGCGATGCAGCCGCCCGCACCGGCGCCTCAGCGCGAGGCCGTAACCACCGATGCGGCACCGGCACCGGCTCGCGCAGGCCGCCGCAAGCTCGGTGAATTGAGCGTGCGCCGGGGCGTATCGGGCCTCTAAACCAATTTGTGACGTAACTCATTTGTCCCAAATCTGGGACACCCGCTAGAGTCACGCGAGTGTGTGTCACTCTGTTTGCCGTCGCGCTCTGCGCAATGTCTCTCGCAGTTCGCTGGCGTGCGTGGCGCGTGCCGGGTGAAATGGGCGCGAGCTTGGCCGTCCTATTTCTCGGCCTCGGCACATTTCTGATCAGCGAAGCGAGCCCGCTCGGCGAGCCACTATGGCGCGCAACCGGATACGGGTATCTCGACGACTTCGCGGGTCACCTGCTCTGGCTCGGGGGGATCGTTGCACTACTGCACCAGGCGCTCTACCGGCTCGCCGACGACGACGAGCGCGCCGAGATACTCGACGCCCTGGTGCGGTGGCCGATTACACTGATAGTGCCACTCATGCTCAGCAGCATGTACATGTCCGGCGCGCTTCACGCCGAGCCCGTCGTCGACGTCGCACTACTGCAATCAGCGTCAGGCGCCTGGCTGTACACCTACCGCGCCGTCTGGTACGGCGGGCTGCTGTATCTCACACTCCTGCTCGTTCGCGTGCTACGCATCATGCGCAATACCGAGGGGGGCAGGCAATGGGTCACGTGCGCATACCTTGCAGCCGCGGGGTTTACGCTCGCCGCCATCGCCGTTCGCCTCGTCTTATTCTGCGGCACACTCCCGGCGCTGCGCGACGTGCCGGTGCTGTTCCGGTGCGCCGCTACGTCAATGGTCGCCGTGGCTGCCGCGGGGTCATGGCTCGGGAAGATGCGCAACACCCGCCGCCTGCTGCGGTACACGCGCACCTCGCGGCGCGACCGTCGCCGCGACACGCTGGAATCACACCGGCTGCGCGTTCTGCTCGCCGCCGAGTCGATCCTCGACGAGGCCCTCGACGACCTCGACGACGCCAGGGCGCGGCGCGACGAAGGGCCACCAGCGGCGACGGCTCAGTCAGCCAGCTAGGCGCTCGGCTGGTCAGTCGACGGGTCTGCAGCGGGTGGCAGCTTGCCGAAACAGTCGACGTCGGCCGCCATTGCGAAGTACATCGAGGCGAGCGCCGCCAGCGCCGTGATATCGACGAGGCGCCGCGCCCGCGCATAGTCGTCGAGGCTGTCGCCCGCGTCGTCGAGGTCTAGCACCGACTCCTGCGCCTGCTTCGCGTAGTGCCTGCCTGCGCTGCGCCATTTCCGCACGCTATCCTCGACCGGCTCGCGGTCAACCTCTGCCATCACGTGCATAGTTATATCCCGAATCTCGGATTAGTTGCCTACCGAAATACGTTGCGTCACGGTCGCGTCACTCGCCGCCGGGCATGTAGGTCGACGACCGTAGCGAGCGGGCCGTCGCCCGCGGGCTCGGGCTCGGGCTCGCCGTTGACGACCAGGGCGCCGAGGTGGTCGAATGCCTGCCGCGCGAGGTCGAGGTCGACGTGCTGATAAAGCTCGGTCGTCGATGCCTTGCTGTGCCCGATTGCCGCGGCGATCACGTGCCGGTCGACGCCGTAGTGCAGCAGCAGGGTTGCCGTCGTGTGCCGGGCGCGGTGCAGGCCGTTGTTCTCGCCTTTGACGATGGGCACCTCGGCCGCCGCAAGCAGTGCGTGCCATGCCGCACGATCGCGGTTCGGGTCGATCGGCCGCCCGTCGGCGTGGTGCCAAACGAGGCCGTGCGGGTTGGGCTGCCCGGCGGTGGCGGCCTGGTGCTCGCGCAGCCGGTCGGCCAGGGGCTTGATCATCGGCAGCACGCGCACGCCCGCCTTGGTCTTGGGGCGCGTCAAGACGAGCGACCTGTGCAGCACTGTGTGCTCAGTTCCCGGCGGCAGATCCCACCGACGCTCAGGGCACCAACCGGGGCGCACCTTTCCGCACGGCCATGCGCCGGGCTCGCCGTCGTCGGTGCGCAGGCGCTCGCCGCAGCCGTGCGCCTGCGACAACTGTTGCAACTGCCACGGCACGATTAGGCGCGCGTTCTCGTAGTCGACGCGATCCCACGTCAGGCCCAGCAGTTCGCCCTCGCGTGCGCCGGTCAGAAACGCCGCCTGCCAGCGGGCCGCCAGCAGCGGGCCGTCGGGGGCCGCCGCGTCGATTTGCTCGGCCGTGCGCAGGATGCGTTGCGCGACAGCGAGCGGGAACCCCTCAACCTCGGCGGCGAGGTGCTTGGGTTTCTTGACGCCCTCGCACGGGTTGCGGTCGAGGTAGTCCGGTACCGCATCGCGCAGCGCTGTCTTGAGCGCCTGGTGCGCCTTCTGTGCATTGCGCGACGAACCGTGCGCAACCTTGCGCACCATGTCGCGCACGTCGTCACCCGTGAGCCGGTCGAGGCGCTTATGCCCGATGTGCGGCTTGATGTACAGCCGGATAGCGCCCTCATAGTGCCGGTACGTTTTCTGCCGCACATGGTCGCCGTGGACGTGCTCAAGCCAGTGGTCGAGGTAGTCAGCCAGCGTCATGCCGGGGCCTCGTTTCGCAGGCGTGCGCTTGGCGATTTCCTCCTGCGCCCGGCGCAGCTTCTCGGCGGCCTCGGCGCGATCCTTGGCGTACACCCATTTCTGCTTGCGGTTGCCCTCGGCGTCGCGGTAACTCACACGGCCGACCCACAACTGCCGGGCCTCATTCCATTTCAGCGACCCGTCGCCGTTCGCGCGTTTCGGGGCCGCCTTACGCTTGGTTGTCATCTCTCGGGCTCCTATCCCTGGTCGGTGCACTCACGACTGTAGTGCACTCACGTGCACTCACGCGGTGCACTCACGCGGGTAGTTATGCCAGGTCAAACCGAGGCCAACCGACTAGGGAATTAAGGCATTTCGCCAGGTCGCGCCCCCTCAACCGGCTGACTTTTAATCCTAAATATTGGCGGTATCTGTGCAGGTCAGAGCCCTAAGTGCACTCACAGGTGCACTCACCGGGGCCGGGTCGGTGCACTCGCGCCGGGGCCTCGGCGCTATCGTTTGAGGTCGCCGCCCCTGTAGCTCAGTCGGTAGAGCAGGAGACTTTTAATCTTCGGGTCCAAGGTTCGATCCCTTGCGGGGGCACTTCTATGCACCGCGGCGCCGCCCGTGAGTGCACCTGAGACACGAAAACGCCCCCGCCAGGTGTCTGGTCGGGGGCGCTGCGATCGGGCGCTAGGCGAGGTATCCGAGCGTTTCCTCGATCGCCCGCAGGCGCGCGTCGTTCTCGTCGATCCCGCGCTGCAGCTTGGCGATCTGCCGCCGCTTGGCGAGGCTGTCCTGCTCGATCGCCAGGCGCTCGGCGCGGGCCGCCGCGATCAACTGCTCGCGGGTCAATTTCGTGTTCACCATGTCGGGCTCCTATCCCTCGGAACTGTCCTGTAAACGGTACAACTGCGCACGCCCGGCGGGGCGTCAATCCCGCCGGGCGCCGCGCCTACTCGGCGGCCTTCTCGACGACCTCGACCTTGACGCGCTGCAGGATCGTCTGCACCTGCCCCTTGTACTCGCCGGTGCCCTTGACCGTGCCGGTAACGCGCACCTTGTCGCCACGGCCGAGGCCGTACAGCCCCGTGCCGGTGCTCATCGCCTTGAGCACGCGGCCGTCGGCCAGCTTGAAAATCACCAGCTTGACGTAATCGGTCCCGTACCCGGTGAACGCGGGGCGCTCAAAGCTCGTTGACACGACGACCTCGGCGTCGAGGTTGCGCAGGCGCTCGCCGACCTCGCCAACCGTGCCGTTGTTCAGCGCCGCCCGGCGGGCCTGCTCGCGGTGCGCGTCATCCCACGCCTGCGCGAACTCAGCGGCCTGCTCGCGCGCCATGTTCTCGCGGGCAATGTTCGCGTGGTACTCGGTGATCGCGTCGCCGTGCTCGCGGTGCAGGGCGTCCTCGCGGGCCGCCTTGCGGAGGGTCTGCGCGGCCTGTGAACGCTCAACCTTGCCGGTGCCCCAGCAGCCGAAGCACGAACCCTCGCAGTTGCCCATCGCGTTGACCCAGCGGTACACGCCGCTGCCGCCGCAGCGCCCGCAGCTTTCCAGCCACTCGACGCGATCGCGGGCGCCGAGGCCGGGGCACGGGTCGACGTAGGACTCGACGACGAATTTCATTCCCTGGTACGTAACGGTCGTGCTGGTCATTTCGGGCTCCTATCCCGTCGCGCTGTTGGTACACATACAGTAACCCGACGACTGTATGTATGTCAACAGATTGCACGCAAAGGCCCCGCCGGTGTCGACGGGGCCTCGCGCGGGCGCCGGGACTACTTGCCCTTGGGGGTCTTGTGCTTCTTGATCACGCCCGACATGGTGTAGACCTGCCGCACGTGGCAGCCGGTGCACTCGGCGTAGGCGCTGCGGTACCGGCGCACGATCGTGCCCTCGACCGGGCGCTCGCCGCTGCCGGGGCAGGCGTCGGGGTCGGCGGGCTTGCCGATCGTCCACTCGACCGGCGCCGACGGAAAGCACTTGGTGCACAGCATGGCGCCGTGCTCGGCGACGGCCTCGGCCTCAGTCTCGCCCGACAGGTTGGGCAGCCAGCCGATGCGGGTCGTGATCCGCAGCGACGAGCAGCCGCGCGAGCGGTGAATGTGCCCACCCGGCACCAGGAAGAACCGCAGCCAACCCTTGTAATTCGCAGCTTCGTGGGCGTCGATCGCCTCGTCGGCGGCGACCTTGGCGGCCACCGCGGCGGGGTACGCCTCGACCGCGCGGGCGATCGACTCGCGGTTGTAGGCGACGATCGACTCGTCGGCTGCGCGCTCGGTCGCCTTGGCGAGGGCCTCGTCGTGGCTCATCTTCCAATACCCGCCGTAGGTCTTGTCATCCTTCGCGGCGCCGTGCAGCCGGTCGGCGGCCCGCTGCCAGGCGTCGAGGGCGTCGAAAAACGCCTTGGTCAGTTCGGCGAGGATCGCGTCGGCTGCCTTGGCCTCGGCCTTGGTGTATCCGGTCATCGTGGGCTCCTATCCCGTTCCGCTGTTGGTATACATACAGTAGCACGACTGTTGGCACACATACAACCCGAAACGCGAAAATGCCCCGATTCCGTTGTCAGCGGAACCGGGGCATTCTCAGAACGCGGTCAGTGATCGCAGGCGCGGCGCCCACACTCGCAGCCGTAACGCGCGAGGTTGTACGCGGGCGAGCCAGGGGTATGCAACTCGTCGAGGCGCTGCCGCTCGCGCCGGGCCGCCGCGCGGGCCTCGGCGAGGATCGCCGCGCCGGTGAACGCGAACCGGGGTAGCACCTCGGGCTTGCGCTGCCGGGCGCTCACGGCGCCACCTCGTCTCGCTGCACGCTGTAACCGACCTTGCGCACCTGCTCGGCATAGTTCACGTAGTCGCCCGCAATGCTGCCGTCGTCGCGCGTCGTGCTGGCAATCTCGTCGACGTCCTCGGCCATGTTCACGCCCTGGTCGTGCAGCCGGTCGAGCAGGGTCGCCTCGGCGCCCTGTTTTGTGGCGTGCGTCGAGCGCCAGGCCCAATCGTCGCCGGGCTGCGGGCCGGTGATCACCAGGTCGAGAATCCACACCTCAGACCCGACTGCCGCGGCGGTCACGGCTCGACCGGCATTCTGTGCACGCCGTAGCTCACACTCTGCCCGTCGACCTCGTAATCGCCTGCCAGGCTGCCGTTGTCGGCAATCGCGCTGCCCTGCGGCTCGACGTCGCCGAGGCCGTACTCGACGAGCTTCTCGACCAGGCGACCGATCGCGCCCTCACGGCTCGCGTGCACCGACTGCCAACCGTCATAGTCGCCGCCCTCGGGGCCTTCGCACGAAACGTCGAGCACCCACACCTCAGCCGGGGCACTCATGCGCGGGGCCTCTGCCACACGCGATCAACCTTGCCGCGGTACTTGCGCACGGTCAGCCGGTTGATGCCGAGGCGCTGCGACAGGCTCAACTCGCTGGCGCCGTCGTCAACCGACAGGTTCACGACCATGCGGGCCGCCGCGGTCGCGGCCTCGTACTGCTCTCGGGCGACGGCCAACTCATCGCCGAGCGCCTCGGGCAGATCAGCCTCCTTCGACAGGTAACGCCCGGCGGCCTCGATCGCAGCCTTGCGCCGGTGCACGTTCTCGTCGCCGGGGTACTCTGCCTCGATCGACCCGACAGTCGCGCGGTACCGTTCGATGTTCTCGGCGGGGATCGTGCGCCGACGGCCGCCGAGGTTGACGGGTAGACCTTTCGCCACTTGTGCAGCCTCCTGCTCGGACAGCTCTCGGACTGTCATTGTGGGCGTGCTCATTTCACGGGCTCCTATCCGTTGCGGTTGTTGCACTGCAAACAATACGGCAGCAGGTGTATGCAGGTCAACACAACGACGAAAGGCCCCCCGCCGACGAGTCGACGAGGGGCCTTTGCGTGTTTGCCGGAAACCGGCGATTCTCGGTATCTGTGCAGTTCAGCAGGGGTGCTCGAGTGCTTCGCCGGCGTTAGCTGGCTAGCGGCCCTTGAGCTTGGCGAGCAGCTTGTCGACGATCAGGCCGAACAGCTTGCCGATCAGAGCCTTGACGATGGTTCCCATATGTTCTCGCTTTCATTTTTCCTAGTTGCGCCCGCGGGTTGCGTGCGCCAACTGTGTGAGCGGGTCTATCCGCTCGGGTATCAGGTTGAGCAGGTGCAGCGCCAGGCCGACGACGACGGCGTGCGTCGTCCACTTGCGCCGCGTCAGGTAGCGGTCCACGCCCTCGCTGAGTAGCTCGCCCCGCGGGGCGCTCACCTCATAGGCGACGACACCGGCGGCCAGCGCAAGCCATGCCTTATCAGCGCAGCGCATCACAGCACACCCAGGTTCGATACCTCGCCGCCGCGCAGCAGATAGGTGAACGCGCCCCGGCGGGACTCGCCGCCTGCCTTCTCGCGGAACCAATCACTGCCGCAGTCAAACGTCGGCGAGCACACGATCGTCTTGCTGGCGTGCAGTTCGACGGCGCCGACGTGCCAGTGTCCGTGCTGCAGAACGTGGGCCGCACCGGCGGGCTGATTGTGCACGGCCTGCTGCGCAAGCCAGTTCAGCGCGCCATTCTTGCGCCATTGGTGACCGTGAACGACGGTCACCACAGTGTCGCCGACGGGTACCGTCATGCTGCCAGACCACGACTCAGGCACGCGCACCTCGACGTGCCCGTACGCCTCGCGGTTGAGCGCCAGGGCGTCGCGCACGGCGATGGCTGCCTCGGTCGCCCAATTGTCGCCAGCCTTGGTGTTCCACTGCCGATTGGCGTCGTCATGGTTGCCGCCCACGACGTCGAGCTTGACCTCGGGCGCCGCGCGGAACGTGTCGACGGCCTCAAGCATCAGCCGCCGCAGTAGCCGGTACTGCTCGGTGATCGTTTCCTGCGTCAGCCATGAGTTGCGGCCACCCTGCGACACGACGCCCTCTAGGCAGTCGCCGGGCATCGAGATTTGCACGCCTGCAATGCCGAGCGGGGCCAGCGCCGTGAACTGCCGCCGGGCCGCGGCGAGCGACTCGACGAACCGCTCGACGATCTGCTCGGTAGATCCGTCACGTGACCTTTTGCCTAACTGCAGGTCGGACGCCTGAAACACGTACCAGTACGGCGCCGCGATCGCGGGCTCGATCGTCGGCACCTTGCGCGCGCTGGCGATCAGCGCCTCAAGGTCGTTTGCGCCGGTACTGGCGTCGATCGGCTCGACGCGCAGCTTGTACGACGCCGCCCAACGAAACACCTGTTCCTCAAGGCGCGGCTTGCCGAACTCGTTAAATATCGGCTTGCCGTCGTCGTCACGCACATACGGCCGATAGGGCACCTGCCAATGCTTCTCGGTGAGAATCTCGACAAGCCGGAACCGCTCAGGGTCGCGGCCGACCTGCCGCAGAATCTCGGCGTACTCGGGTGGCTGCCCCGGCTCCTGATACACAGTGCCGGTGTCGATCGTCGCGCCGCGGTTGTCGAACTCGACAGTAGGCCGGTACGCCTCACTCGGCGCAGCGGGTGTTTCCAAACGATCAGACAGCGACATACGCGCCCCCTCGGTGATGGTCGTTGATCAGTTCCGAGAACCGGGGCCGCTTGACGCCCAACGGGTTTGCCGGATCTGCCGCGCAGGCACGCCACAACGCCGACAGCGACCCACCCGAGGCGAGCCACGCATCGAATGATGCGCGGTCGCCCTCGTTGGCAGCGTCGAGCCAGCGGCACACCGCGCACTCGGTTGACGGTGCGGGCTGCGGATCGCCCAGCCGATCGGCCAGACTCACGCGACCCGCCTATTCAGTTCGTCGATCTTGCGCTCGACGCTGCTCATACGGCCGTGTGCGTGCGCCCTGTCGTCGCGGACCTCGCCGCGCAACTGCCCGACGTCGGCACGCACGCCGCCGATATCACGGGTGACGTCGCCCAGGTGATCGCGCACGCCGCCGATTGCGTCGCGCAGGCCGTCGATATCGTCGCGCAGGTTCGTCGTATGCGAGTTGGCTACGTGCTCGCGCACCGTATCCATGCCGCGATGCGTGCCGCGGGCCTTGAGCCAGATCGTAACCAGGCCAACGCCGTTGATCAGCGCCAGCCCGGCGAGCCCGTACCAGTCACTCGGCAGCGACGCGGCGCTCACGCCTCGACCGCCCGATGCTTACCGTCGGCGAGGGCATGATCGAGGCCCGCCGGGTCGACGCTTGAGCGGGTGTTCGTCGCAGCCAGCGCGCCGCCGAGCAGGGCCACGATCGCCGCCATAATCGGCGTCAGGGTCGAATCCTCGGCCCAGCCAAGCCCGACGATGAACGCCTGCACCGCGGGCAGCAGCCCGTACACCCAACGCCGGAACCCGTCGCGGGTGTTGAAGAACGCGAGCGCGGGGCTGGCGACGGCGAGCACCAGGCCGATAATCAGCTTGGCGACATCTTCACTGGCGATATTCCACGTGACCATTGCGGTAACGGCGTACGGCGACAGCACGTGCACCTGCAGGCGCAGATCCTCCCACGTGCGAATGCCGAGCCGATCCGCGGCGAATACTCGCAGCGTCGCCCATACCTTGCCCAACATGGCGACCATGTTCTCAGCGAGTTGCTTCAATTTTCGGCCCCCTCTCGACCTATGAAGCGAGGGCGCGCATGTGCCGCACCGCGTGCTCGAAATACGTCACACCGGGCGCAGCCTCGCGCAGGTGATACTCGATATGCGGGGCTGTCGCGGGCTTGCGGCCGACGAAAATCAGGCCCCGCACGATCGCCTCGACCGCGGCCGGGAACTCGCGCAGCGGCGACTGCAGCAGTTCAATGACCGTGCCGACGATGCCGAGCACGTCCAACACACTGTTGAGGCGCACCAGCTTAAAAATCGCTGTCATGTCCTCGCCCACATCGTTATTCGGCACGTTGGCGTAGATATCGCCCTCGTTGAACTCGTCGACCCAAAAGTCGGGCGTGCCGACGATCAGCTTGTCGGCGATGCCGCGGCCCCCGTTGTCGTCAAGCTCGCGCCGCGGGTTGCCGAACGTGGCACCGGCCATCAGCTTGTGTGACAGGTGCTTGAGGCGCCCCGTGCGGAACTCGTCGAGCAGATCCGAAACGAGCCAGCCGCCTTGCGAATACCCGCACAGCGCGTAACCGGCGGGCACCTCGACCGACGGCCGGGCCTCATGCTGCAGTACCAGGCTCACGCCCTCGTCGACGCCGACCTTGACCGACGGCCCCATTGGAAACACGCTCGCCGGGTACTTGCCGATTGGCTGGAAGTAGTACAGATCCTCCATGCGCCGCGCGAGGTCGGCCGGATATCCGGTCCACATGTCCACGCCGGTACCCTGAGCGGTCAGCAGAACGGGCTTGCTGCTCACAGCGCGCCCCCCTTGCGCAGCACACACTCTGAGCCAGCCAGGGCGCACGTGCCGTCGCCGCCGTTGGCGATGAGCACGCACGGGCCGCCGCCCTGCACGCACGACACCCTGACCGGCGGGGGCGCCGGGGTTGTCGGTGCTGGCACTTCGGGCGATGGCTCGCTGTCGTCGAGCGTGTCGAGGAACGTCTGCGCGACGCCGACGAGGAACGGGTCGGGCTTGCCGTCGGGGGTCTGACGAACGCCCCACAGCGTTCCGGCAGCCGCCTGCCTCACGCGGTCGATCGCCCACGCCTCGCCGCGGCGCGCGCTGGCCTCCACTCGCTGATCCCAGCCGAATGCGTGACCTGAGATTGCCCGTCCTGCAAAGGTATCCAGTTCAGGGCCGGGGGCGTACATCGAGCGGTGCGGGAACTGCTTGCGCAACTCGCCCGTGTTCGGTGCGGCCAGCCAGCGCAGCAGTTCCAGCATTTCGCGCTGCTCGGCCGGTGTTAGTGCAGACAATGGGTCATCCTCCTGTGTGTCGATTCCGAGGGCCGCCGCGAATGCGGTCGCGGTCAGCCCGTTGGCTGCATTCATGTCGCAGTTGCCGAATGGCGGGGCACCCTCGGGCAGGCCGCCGCCGTAGCCTTGGCCGTTGGTGTATTGGTGGGCGATCATGCCGGGATAGGTTGGGAGACGGCCGTATCCGGCCACTACGTGCCGAATGCCCGCGGGCTTGCGCGGCCATAGCCGATCGAGGTCGCCCGCATTGCCGTAGCCGATCACCCGGCGCCGGTCGCCGAGCCATGAGGCGATCGACTCGTACGCTGCGTTGATCCCGTCGGACTGGTCGCCGGTGATCTGCCCGCCCCAGCTTTCGACGTCGATCATCACGGCCATGCGCGGATGCGGTTCGCCTATCTGAGATTTGAGCGTGGCGACGGCCTCGGTCCAGTTGGGACGCCAGACGAAATAGACCATGAAGAACTTCAGTCGCCCGTCATCGACGGCCCGCTTGCACCATGCGTAATTGCTCTGCCAATCGAGGTCGCGGTGCGTGCCGTCGTTCGACCGAATGCAGATCACTCGGTACCCGGCGTCGGTGTAGGCATCCGTTACCGGCACCTGCCACTCGCTGACATCGGCGTACAGCGTGTCCTGCGGCTCGACGCCCGTTACCGGCGTGCCGTCGGCGACGATCGGGCCGGGCAGGTACGCCCAAGCGTTCGCGTAACTGTGGTCGATCGGCCAGGCGCTCGGCGCCGTCACCAGCCCCTTGGGGTTGCTCGCCGACTCGACGCGCATCCCGTCAATCTCGCCCCACATGTGCGACGAGGCGCCGCCGTTGCCCTCATGGTGAAACGCGAGCTTGGCCGCCGCGTCGGCGGGGATATCCTGCGGGCGCGCAACGCGAATGGTGCCGAACGGGCCGACACCGCCGACCGGGATATACCGATACGATTCGGTGGTCGCGCCCTCGCCCTCGCGGCCCCACTTGAACCGGCCGACGGCCATGCCGAGCACGTCATTCCAGATGCCTGAGCAGTCGGTTCCCTGCCGCAGATCCGTGGCGCTGATCATGCCGCCGTACACATAGCGGTTGCCGAGCCGAGGGATAACGAGGCCCTTCGCGGCCTCGACGTTCGCGCGAGTTACTGCCATTGTCAGCCCCTTTCGCTAAACCGGGTCGCCATAGGTGTGCGTCGGTGTCACGTCAATGACGCCGTTCGCATTGAGGGTCGCGCCGGGAACGAGGGCCTTGCCATAAAGGAATGTGCCGCCGGTGGTGCGGATGCCGTAGTGCGTAATCGCCACGCCCGCAGGGACGTTCATCTGTTGGGTTGCGCCGGTCGCGGTCGCCAGACCGCCCGCCATCGCGGGCGTGCTCCACGCGAATGTCTTGCGGGCGTAGCTGCCGCCGGTAATCTCGCTGGCGCCGGTCGTGCCGGGGTCTGCGCTATGCAGGCTCAGCACCACGCCGTCGGCAATGATTGCCGCCAGCTTGGCGAGCTTGAACGCATCCGTAGCTGCCACGTTGAGTCTCCTATTCAGTTGTTTGCCGACCATCTGCACATGCGCAGGTCAGCGTGTAAATCGAGGGTGTGCCGGCGGTTAGCTACTGGTAAGCGCGGAACCACACGGAACCAGCCGCGCCCACGCCGCCGGGATCTGACGACAAAATGCGACCGTCGCCGCCCGCCCCGCCGCCGCCCGGCGGGTTGCCTGCCGCGCCGAGGGCCGTCGCCGCAGCGCCGCCGGTGTAGACCTGTCCGTTGAGGATCTGAGCGCCCGGTGACTTGCCCGGTACCTCGTTGCCCTGAAACGGGTTGGTGCCCGAACCGCCCGCGCCGCCGTTGGCGGTGCCTAGACCCGTCAGGACCGAGGCGCCACCTGCCCCGCCGGTGCCGTTGTTTGTGCCGCCGCGCGTGCCGCCCGCGCCGACTGTGCCAGCGAGCACGGCCAGGGCCTCGGATATGTCGACGCCGCGCTGCAGCGTCAGCAAGAGCCAGGCACCGGCCGCGCCGCCGCGGCCGTCTCCATTGGCCGCGTTGCCTCCCGCGCCGCCACCGCCACCGCCGAGCAGCACCACGTCAACGAATCGGCACCAGTACGGAATTGTGTAGCTGAATGCGCCCGCTGCGGTGAACTGCTGCGGCAGCGGGGCGTTCGACGGGTAGGCGTTGGTCGCCGCCGCTGCGCTTAGTGAGCTAGCGTCCGCGGACGCCTTGAGTACCGTCGCCGCGGTCGTCATCGAGGTGCCCAGCGCGGCGGCCACGGCCTTGACGGTCGAAGCCGACGACCAGGTACTCGACGACGCCGCGGGGGCCTCGGCGAAATAGTGCTCACGGGCCGACACGATCGCGCTACTAACGCTCGCCGCGGGGGCCGTCAGCCGCAGCAGTACCGCGGCCTCGGTGTGCGAGACGCTCAGGGCCGCTGCTGTCGCGCGGATGGCGAGGGCAGCGTGCGTCTCGCTGATACTGAGCGCAGCGGCAAGCTCATGCACGCCCACAATCCAGCCGGGCCGCGGGGCGCCCTCAGCCGGTGACGGGTTAGGCGACCAGCCCGCGCCGAGGCGCCCGCGCGGCGGGGGCGTTGGCGCCCATGCCATTAGCTTGCCGTCGGGTCGTGCAGCACCGGCCAGGGCAGCGTGCCCTGCAGGTCGTTGTACTGCTCGCCGTCGGGGCCGCTGACCCGCCACTGCTGCACGCCGAGCGCGTCGACGCGATGGGCGACCTTGCCCGTCTCGGGGTCGCGTCGCACCATGCCGACCGGATCGCCGCCTTTTACGTTGTTCCAGGCCGCCAGGATCGCGGCGACCTGCTCGTCGGTCGCCTGGTCGCCGAGGTGCTGTGAAATGACCTTGACGACCTCGGGTGTCGCCTCAATCTCTGCCATCTATCCCAAGCTCCTGTTGAGTAGTGAAATGCCGAAGTAGGTTCCGATTCCGTCGCCGTCGCCGCGCATGGCGTTGAGGATCGCCGCGCCCGCGTCGTAACCCGCCTGCACGCTGTCGCCTGCGTCGAGGTACACGCCGAAACTTGTTTGCGCATACCGGGCACCGGCGCCTGCGCCGAATGCGAAAAAGGCGTACGCATCAGTGCCTATCCGGTGCGGCACGCCGTTCCGGTACAGCACCGGGGCGACATTCCAGGCGCTCGCAAACGCCGCGCTGTCGATCTGAAACGCAATCTCGACGCGATACCAACCGGCAAGCGACACAATGAATTTCCCGTTTGCAACGTCGGGGATAATGTCGGGCGTAGCCAGATCCATTGCGTCGTAGTAGTTGACGGGCGCCAGTCGCCTGCCGCTCTGTATGCCGACCTGCGACGTGTTCCTGCGCGACATTTTCGCGCCCGATCCGGTCGCCGCGGACGGGTCCGAGTCAGCGCACCCGACAATGGTTGCATTCGCAGGAATGTTGTTGCCGCCGTTGCTCGTCGACGAGATGAACCCCCAACCGCGCTTGTCGGCACCAACCTGCGATATGCCCGCAGAATCGGTGTAGTCGATGATCCGGTCACTGCCCGAGAACACCTGAAAGTTGCGCAGTCCCTTGCCTGTACCGATCTGCACACGCAAGTTGAAGTTCGGGTTAGCGGGCACATTCGACGCAAAGATGTACTGCACGCCGCCGACGTAGCACCCAAGCTCGGCGCGGAAGTCGAGCAGCGAGTTACGGGTGCCCCTCGCGTAGACGAACGTTTGCACCGACGCATCGCAACGGCCGAATAGCCAGTTACTCGCGCCGTTGTCCATCGGGTTGGCGACCGTGCCCGAAATCGTCTGATAGTCGGTCAGCGTGTCGCCCGCGTTGTGCTTGCCGATCACCAAGCGGTCGCCGTCAGCGGCCTTATTCCACGTCGCCTTGCCGTCGACGACCGAAATGTACCCGGTGCCGGTGCCGCTGTACGTCAGTGTGAACACAGACGGAAACGGGCCATTCGGATAGTCGGCGAACTTGACCGCGTATGACTTGCCGCTGTGGGCGTCGCCAGTCTGCTGACGAATCATGTCCTGCAGTTGCACGGCGCTGGTTTGCACCTGGTTGTAGATCGTGCCCATAGCCGCCGCCGCGTCGTCGAACGACGCCGCACTAGTGCCCATCCCCAGGAACTTGTTCACCACGTTGTTGAGGTGCTTTGAAATGTCCTGCAGGATATTGCCGCTAATACCAACGATATTCGCGCCCGGCACCGGCGGCATATTGTTTGTGTTCGTCAACTGCGACGCATCGAAACTGCCATCGACGCCGAGGTGCACAATGCGGTTGATCAGGTCACTAATCACGCCGCCGGGGCCACCCTTGGCCGCGTTGAGGAACTCCTGCCACACGTCAATGCCGAGCAGGTCAGCCAGCCGCGCCGAGAGGCCCTCGACGAATCGCAGCGGCATGAGGTTCGTTTTGTAGGCGTCCACCTCGTCGAACCACACACTGCCCGCCGTCGCAGTCTGCGCGACCGTGACGCGCACGCGGGCGCTCTTTACACCGCTCTCAGGCACCGTGTACCGCCCGCTGACGTCCTGCCACGTGACGGTTCCGGCCTGCCCCGTCGGCCGGGCGATCAGCGGCCTGCCGACCATCTGAGTGCCCTTGGCGTCGCTGTACGTGACGAGGCCGACCTCAATCGGGGTGCCGCTGGCGACGAGGCCCGACCACTTGATCGCGCCCGCCACGTCGAGCACGTGCCCCGGCGTGAGGGCGATCAGATCGAGGCTCAGCAGATCCTTGATCGTGCCGTCGGCCGTCGTGCGCACCGAGCCCGGCGACAGCTTGCCGACCGTGCTGTCGAACACCCATTTACCCGACGGGTCGATAACCGACCGCGCCGAATCAAACAGGCCATTGGGTAGCAGACTGGCGACAAACTCGCCGATCTGCGACACCGGCAGCACGCCGATACGGCCGGGGTCGATCGGCCCCCACAGGTTCTCACTAACCCACGCCGTCAGTTCGTCGAGGTGCGTTGCCGTGCCGGTGAAACCGAGCACCTGCCCGACCAGGGCAATGATGTTCTCGGGATCGAGTGCGCCGCCGATCAATTCACCGAGGCTCTCGACGAGCTTCTCGGGGCTCGACAGGTCGAGGCCGGTCAGTTCCTTAAGCCCCTTGAGCCACTGCGCCCACAGGGCCGCCGCGTCGAGCTTGGGCAGCTTGCCGGGGTCGGGCACCATACCCGCCAGGGGGTTGCGGTCGAGGACAAGCTGCCGCCGGTCATACACGGGAGGCACTAGGCACCTCCTGCCTTCTGAGCCTTGAGCCATGCAGACTCGGCGATCAGCCAGTCGATCGTTACCTTGGAGACGGCGCCGGTGCCGACGAACTCAAGCCACGTGTACTCGTCGACGCGCAGCGGCAGGTGCTCGGCCGCCTTGGGGGGCAACTCGACCCACGGCACCTCGCGCTCGCTGTAGTCGGTGATCGTGAGCCCGTCGAAACCGGCGGCCGTCTCAAACGATTCTCGGGTCAGCCACCGCAGCACCTCGACGTCGGCGCCCGGCTCAATCGGAACGATCGTGCGGTAACTCTTGGTGTACGGCATGGTGGCTACTCCCCTTGCGGCACAACGAGGATCGACAACTGAGCGCCGTTACGGTTGAACACGTAAACGCCGAGCAGGCCGTCGTTGTACAGGTTGACGTTGATCTGCGCCGTCTGCCCGGCGGCCACGGTGGCGACGCCGTTATCGGGTGCGACCGCACTCGCGGGATCGCTCGGCGTCGAGTAGTGCGGCAGAACGGTTGTCCAACTGGCGATGTTGCCGAACCCGCGGCCGATCAGTTGGCCGCTCGTCGGATCGCCGAGGCGCACCTCGCAGCCGATCGTTAGCGGGTCGCTATCCAGTTCCAGGCCAAAGGCTTTCAGGTGCCCCGTGACATACGGGGTCCAAGCGAAGTCTTGCGCCTCGACCGTGTACTGCAGGATCGTCTGCCGCTGCGCCGGGCCAGTGAACGGCGTAAATGCCGCCTCGGGAACCGAATACAGCCGCGGGTGCTTGGCCGCGTAATCAGACGGCACCCACATGCCCTTGCTTTCGTCCCACACGATCGACTGCCCATTAGTCGGGGGCTCGCTGTTGTCGTAGTCGGGGGCGTCGAGAATGTTCGTCGACGGGCCGACAGGCCCCTGCGGCGACAGTGCCCGCACCTTGATATGCGGGTTAAGCGATGTGCCCGAACGGATTACCTCATCCTTGACGCCGGGACCACGCTCAGACATGGGGATCGTTTCAAACTCAAACGAGATTTGAGGCGTCGCGCCGGGAGGCCCCGCCGGGCCGGGCCGCACCATCTGGAATTGCGTGCCGGTCCAGACGTACACAACGGTGCCGATCCACCAGCCCTTGCCTTTGTCGGCCGCGGTCAGTTCGTCCTGTAGCTCGACAAGCTCAGTCGGCGATTCCAGCGGGGGCCACTGCAGATCGACCAGCGGGGCCGGGTCGCCCTTGTCGCCCTTGGGGCCGATCAGAACGTCGGTCGTGATGACGGCCTCGCCGTCGACCATCTCAAGCGTCGCCGCCATCCCGCCGGGCGTGTTGCCGTCACCGACAATGCCCATCCACGTTGCCGACAGCAGCGTTTGAAACAGGGCTACCGCATCACCTGTCAGCCGCACCGGAAGCTCGGCCATGTGTGTTGCTCCTATTCAGTTGTAAGTGAAACCGGCTCGGGCGCCGGGGAATTGACGTCAGTCGTCCCAGACGATCGACGTCTCGGTGTGCCACGGCGTGCGGGCGTGCAGATCGACGGCCTGGTCGTCGGCGACGACCGGCTCGGGCGCCGGGGGCTCGCCAGTCGCCCGGCGAATGAACTCAGCGCGGGCCGCCGCGGACAGGTGCGGCAGGTCGTCGAGGGTTGCGCCGTACAGTTCGTCCTCGATCGAGTCGGGCGCGTCGACCGGCACCCACTCGACCGCATCCTCGACGACGCCCGGTGTGGGTGGCATACGCCGTTTCTTGATCTGCGCCCGTGCCGGGTCGACGACACAGCCCGCCCGTGCCAGGTGAAACGCGATCACTGGCAGCAGGTAACGGACGTCGTATCGCCGACCGCGGCTATCGACGGGGTACTGCAGCGCCTCGGCAATGTCGTACATAGCGTCGGCCGTGGGGTCGACGCCGGGCACATGCTCGGGCACCTCGGGCAGCGGGGGCAGCGGGGGCAATTCCACTAGAACATGTCTCCTGATCCGAACAACATGCCCAGCGCGGACCAGAACGTCCCGAGGTTTCGGGCGACCTGCGCTAGTGGGCTTTCTGAATCCGCATCGTCACCGATCGACAGGTCAAACGTTTTCGGCGTCGACTCGTCGTAATGCAGCCTGATTGCTGACACCTGATCGGTATAGAAAATGCGGTCTATTTCAAAATGGCACCGTGTGCCGAGGTCGAAATCGTAGTACAGCGAATGCTGCCCACCATTTCGCACGGACACCTTAAACGCCTGGTAAGCGCGCGTCTTATGGTGCCCCTCAGCTAACGTCATTCCGCTAGCTACCGTGTACGCTGAGCCTGAGCCTTGCTCGAAATGTTCCAGGTAACCGTACGGTCCAGTGCGCAGAGCGCGAACGGGATCGGTAACGGAAATGTACGCCAGCAACGTATTATCAAATTGGCCTTGGTAAATTTCCTCTAAGCCCGACGAGCCGGGTTGTTGGTAGGAACCTGCAGGGCCAGCCTGAATGATCGCCGACAATTGCGAGAGCGCATATTTAATCAAAAACGTCTGAGTTTGATTAACCCAACCGGGTGATTTTCCACCCGTGTATATCTTCTGCGCTTTCGCGCGGAACATTGAATGTTCAGACGAAATGATTTGCGAATACTCGCCATCCCGAAACACAATGTCGGGCACCGCCGGGGCGACGCCGAGCAGGCTACGGATGAACGGATCGGCCACGCCGTCGCCGTCGCGGTCGATATGGACGAGCCCGCTCAGGATGTTGTCGGCCGAAACCGCCAGCAGGTCGAGTGCGCCGTCGAGTGCAGTGCCCGTAACGCCCGTCGTGCCGCTCATGTCCTCGACCGCCAGGACGATGCAGTTACGAGTCGGTCGCGCGAGCTTCTCGCCCACGATCGCGGCAAGCTCGGGGTGCGGACTGTCCTCGTCCTCTGTCAGCCACGTGTACGCCCGTACGTGACACCCGGCGTACTTGAGCAGGGCATCGCAGACGTCGTGCGCTACCGACCACCGCGACATGAGCACGCTCAGCCGCGACCGATCGAATATCGGGTTGACGAACTGCATTTGCACAGGCCAGTTCAGCGGGTTGAGGTTGGCAAGGTTCGACGCCTGCCCGATCCATGCGCCCGGATTCATCACCTGCGTTGGCAAGGCCAGCAGTGGCCAGTAATTGCGCGCCAGGTTGATGAAACCCGTTGTGCTGGTAATGGTCCGCGTGTTGCCCGGCAGCAGCCAGGCCCGCAAGGGCTGTACCTCGGGTGCACTAAACGGCGTGGCGCCGAATAGCAGGTGCTTCCAGTGCTCGCGGTTGTGTGCGCACTCGAATGTCACTGTGCGCTGACCGTTTTCGTTGCGACCTACGCGCACGTTGGTGACCTTGGCGCCCCACCGCCACCGCCACGACCGCCGGTGCGGGTAGGGGTCAATCGTGATGTGCAGATCCTCGTCTTTGCGCACGTCGGTGCGCAGGAACTCGACGAGCCAGTCGTCGCCGCGCAGCACTATGTCGCCCTGCCCGGTGTCGTGCAGCATTTCCTCGGCGTTGACTGACTTCTCAGCAGCTACGGTGCCGATGTACTGCATTTGGTTGTCCCACAACCGAATAAGTGGTTTCTCGCGGGCCTCGGCGTCGATCAGGTCGCGCTTGAGGTCGAGGTACCGATACGCCTCGATCGGATTCTTGAGCGGGTCGGGTACACCGCTGGCGCCGATCGTCGGCGGCACCCACAGCTTGCGTCCGTTCTGTACGTACATCAGGACCACGCCATGCGGTAGTGCTGCGGCATGATCGCGGTAACCGACCCGTTCGGGTTGTCATGCGTCACCTTGATATTCGCCACGGTGCGCGGGGGAATCTTGCCGTCGAAACCGATACCGCCGGGGATGCGCCGCTGCGCCGGGAGGCGTGAGGCCGTCACGTCGTGCAGCAGCAGATCGAGCAACTGCGAACCGCGCAGGTACTTGTAAATCTGCTCGTCTACCGGATCTTTCTCGGTCGTGATCGTGCGCTTAGTCGGGTCGGTGTCCACCAACATGTACGAGCCGTCGGTGCTGTAGAACTTGGGCAGCTTGACCATTGGGCCGCCGTTGCCGTCCTGAATCGACACCTGCCCATGCCCGGTGACCATGTACTTGGGCCACGATTCCCACGTGCCGCGGTTCGGGATCTGGATAAGCCCCTGCGCCACACCGTCGTTCGCGGTCAGGTTGGTGAGGTCGGCCTGCCACGGCTTACTCAGGGTGCGCTTGGCGTAGAACGGCCAGGGCGCGTGCAACACGATGTTGTATGCCTGAGAGTTGTTGTCGTGCGCCGTCGGGTCGATCGACAGGGCCGTCTTGCTCGCCTCGGCGAGGATTACCGCCAGCCACCGCCAGCCGTGCGTGCGGGTGAACGATCCGAGGAAACCCGGCACCGTCTCAGACAGCGACGACCACCAGGAATCTTCAATGAACCTGTAGGAGAACGGGTTAGGTTCCTCGACGCGCTCGGCGTTGGCGTTCGGCTGAATGACGACGCCGAGGCTGATCGTCCGCTTTTTGTAGTTGACCCGCTCGGGCTTGGCGCCGATCGTGTACGCGCCCTCGCTGTAGAGAATCTCAAACTCGGGCTGCATGACGCCCTCAAGCTCGCGGGCCAGGGCGACGCCTTGACGGCCACGGAACGGCCCGGCAAGGTTCCACACCTTGTTGTTGCTCGGGTGGATATAGACCCACTTGGTTTGCGTCGACCGCAGGTACTCGCCATTGCGGCCGAGGTCGTGCCAGTTGGTCATGCGGCGCCAGGACGGGTGTGCCGGATTCTCGGGGCCGTACAGTTCGTTGCCGTAGGCGTCGCGGTCGTACTTCGGCGGGTCGAGATAGAAGTCGTCGTGTATGCCGGTGAAGTCGGACACGGCTGCGTCACCCCATATTCAGTTGTCAAGTTTTGTTAGCTGGCACAGCGGGCCGCCGCAGGTCAGAGACCAGATCGGCGGCCCGCCGGCACTTAGCTGAAACCCTCGCTGCCCCTATGTGCGGTAGCGAGTGCGCCCGTTCAGTTCGGTGCGCATCGTGGTTTGCACGGCCTGCGGGTCGAGCCCAACAGGACCGTTGAAGTTCACGACGTCACCGGCCGGGCCGGGCAGGGCGCCATTCGCCTGCCCGTGCTGCGTTGTGTCAGGCGCGAACGCCGACATGGCGCCGACGGCGCCCTCGGCGAGCGAGGTACCGCCTGCAACCGCCGGGTTGAACTGACCAGGGGCCAGTTGCGGGCTGCCACTCTGTGCGCCCCATCCGGCCGCAGGATCGCCCACAGCGCCCGGCAGCGCGGACATGAGGCCATCGAGCCCGACCGCTTGCCCCACGCCGTCAGCGAAGCCACCAGACCCCTGTGCGCTGGCGACGTTGTTGCCCGAGAGCAGGCCGCCCGCGAAGTTCACGCCAGCCATGAGCGACTTAACCGTCGGCCACTCAAGCGGATTGCTGAATAGCGACCCGTCGAGGCCGATCGACTCAAGCACCCCAGACACGAACGTCTTGCCGAAGTCAGCGCCAGACAGGCCGCCGCTCTCGCCGCCGCTCGCGCCCTCGGTGAACTTGCCGCGCTCGCGCAGTTCCGTGTCGGCATTCGTCGCCTCGGTGAGGCGATCGTGTGCCTTGGTCTGCGCCTCGATCGCGTCCTGTAGCTCGCGCTCCTTGACGCTGAGTGAGTGCTCGGCGTCGCCGGTGTCCTTACCGGCCGCGCGCAGTTCGTCGAGTCGGCGCTGCGACTTGTCACGCGCGTATGTCGCGTCGTCGACGCGCTGGTCGGCGTTCCTCGCCGACGTCGTGGCGCTGTCGACCCTGCGCGACGAGGTGCTCAGTTGCGCCTGCGTTGCCGGGCTGTACGAACCGCTCGGCGAGGTGCTCGACCCGATGGTCGTCGCGTCGCCGTCGAGGCCCGTAAACGCCTCGGGTGGCAGGTGCATACGGTTGGTGAACTGAGAATCGTCAGCGCCGACGGCCGAGCCACCAAACTGCCCGTTGCCCGCGGCGCCGCCCATCTCAAAGTGCGTGCCATCCGGCAGCGTTGCCGCCGTGTGCCCGCCACCAGGACCGCCGTTGTACCAACCAATCTGCAGCGAGCCCGACGGGCCAAGGCCCGGCTTGAACCCGCGCGCCGTCAGTTCGTCACCCTCGCTCGCCGTAGCGAAACGAGAGCCGAACGGATCGCGGCCGGTCGCGTAGTTGGCGATCGCCGAGACAGCGCCCGAGCAGTCGCCCCAATTGACGCCGCCGCGCACGTACGGCTTGCCGTCGACGCCGCGCGCGAACTCGACCAGATCGTCAGCACTGACGAGGCCGCCCTCGGCGAACCGCGGCAGCATCCCGCCGAGGATCTTGTCAAGGGGCACACCGGCGTTAAGCGCCTGCAGCAGCGGCAGGTACGCCTGCGTCGTGCGGGCGTTGGTGACGAACTCGCCGTTAGCGACGCGCACCATTGCCGGGAACCCGAGAATGGAATCGCTTGTGCCGGTGCCGGGGCCGCTGATACGGCCGCCCTCGGCGTAGCCGCGCAGCGGGCGTGAGCCCTGAATGTAGCCACCGCTCGCCGCACCACCGAGCCCGACCGCGTTCAGCACGGCGCCGCCTGCGCCCGCAAGCGCATCCGTAACGGTGCCAATGCCGTTCACGATCTTGTCCCAGATACCGCCGATCGCGCCCCACACGGTCGTGATGACGTCCTTCACGGCGTTGAACGCGGTAACGATCCCATCCTTGAAAACGCCCACGCCAGTGCCGATCTTGTCAAGCGCCCCGGTGAACAGATCCCAGATCGCCGACACGCCAGACCACCACGTTGAGATAACGCCGCCGATCGCGCCGAATGCGGGCACTGCGACGTTCTGCCACAGCCACATAATCACGTCGCCAACCGCGCTGATCGCGGGCTGCACAAAACCCCAGACCGCTTGCACTGTCGACCACCACGTCGAGATAACGCCCGCAATGCCGTTGAATGCTGGCACGACGACGTTCTGCCACAGCCAGCCAATGACCGTACCCACAGCCTTGAGGGCCGTAATCAGGTTGTTGAACTGGAACTTTGCGAACGCAAGCCACAGCTTGCCGACCCACACAATCGCGGGCTGAATGAACGTCCACACCTTACTGATAGCGTCGCCGATCGCCGAGAACGCCTGTCGCGCAACCTCGCCGATCTTTTGCATACCGGGCTGTATTGCCTCCCAAGCCTTGCCGAGCGTGTTCTTAATCCACTCCCACGCGACCTTGACGGCGTTCGTGATTGCGGGCCAAATCTTCTCCCACAGCTTGCGCCCCGTCTCGGTCTTGGTGAAAAACGCCCACAGGCCAGCGGCCAGCGCAGCCACCGCGACGACGATCACGCCGATAGGGTTAGCGGTCAGTGCGGCATTCCAAAGCCATTGCACCGCAGTAGCAATGCGCCCAGCGTTGGAATAGGCGAGCATCGCCGTGTTGTAAATCGCCATGCCGATAGCCATTGCCTTGACCGCGCCGACCGTGACCAGCAACAGCGGGGCCAGGGGCGCGAGGCCCGCGACCATAGATGCGATCGGCGGGGCGATCGTCGCCAGCGTGCCAGCCCACGGCGTGAACGCCGCGACGAGCGCGGGCAGCACCGGGGCGAGGCGCTCCATAACCTGCGACAGCGCGGGCATGAGAATTTGTGCCATCTGCACCAGGCCCGGCACGGCCTGCTGGATCGCCGCGCCGATCGCCTTAAAGCCAGGGGCCAGCGCAGGCGCGGTAACACTGCCGATCTGCCGAATGCCACTGATCACCGGGCCGAGAACGCTTGCAATGTTGTCGATCTGCTGCTTGAGCGTCGCAAAAACCAACTGCATTTGCGTGCCGTCGATATTGCGCAGCCACTCGCCCGCCTTGAGCAGGGCCTCGTTGATCCCGGCGCCGGTGCCCGCGAACGTGTTCGCCGCGGTCGCTGCGAACTGAATCAGGCCGCCGGTCAGGCCAGCGACGCCCGACTCGCCGAGGAAGTTCTGAAAGAACCGATCCGAGGCGCCGATCATCTGATCGAAAACGCCTGTCGCAGCTTGGTTGTTGACCGTTCCGGCGATCTCGCCGAACACGTTGCCCACCGTCGTTGCCAGGCCGCCCAGCCGGGGCCGCAGGCCGTCGAGGGCGCCGCCGAGCCACACAAAGGGATCGCTCAGTGACTTACTGAAATTGTCGGTAATCTCCTGGCGCAGAGAGCGAAACGCGGTGAGCAGCGGCCCCATGCGCTCGCCGATCATCTTGTTAAACGCTGTGTCGGCGTCGGCGAACTGCTTGTTAAATTCCTTGGCGCCGTCAGCCAGGCCCTTGAAACCGAGCTTGGCGACGATCAGCGCCGGGCCGAGCAGACCGGCCACCGCGCCCGCTGCCACGCCCGCTGCGGAACCGACGAGGGTCAGCGCGCCGACGAGGACATTGCCCAGCGTCGTGGCGAGAGCCGAGCCAATGCCGATCAGCAGCGAGGCGCCGACAGTGAATAGGGCCATCATCTTGGCCGCGCGTGTCATAAATGACAGCAGCTTGCCAACTGCGGCGAGTACCAGAATCGCGGACGTGACGCGGGTTATCTGCCGGGCCAGTCGATTGGCGAGGCCCGCGACCACCGCGAGCGCCCCTGCGAGCTTGCCGAGGCTGACACCGGCGACCATCTTCAAGGCCGTGGCACTGGCGAGCAGTGACATAGCCAGGCCCTTGGTGAGCTTGCTCGCCACGCCGACGATGGTCGCCACGGTCCCGACGTGCTTCACGACCGATCCGGCCGCGGCGCCCGCTAGCTTGAAACCTGCTGTGACGCCGCGCAACCCGCCGCCGATCCCGGCAGCGGCAGACGAGAATCCTCGCTTAAAGCGCGAGCCGTATTCACGGCCGTCTCGCTCGCCCTGCCGGTGATCGACGCGCGGGTGCACGGTGATGTTGTCGGCCGCCTTGGCGGCCCGACGGATACCAGAATAGACCTGACTCGTCTCGGGAATAACTGTCAGGTAGTACGTTGCGGCCACTACGCCCCCTCTGCTGCCTTGCGCTTGCCCTGGTGCTTTTCACGCCAACGCTTTTCACGCTCGGCGCGCATCTGTAGGAACTTGCCGACCGTGGTCTTGGTTGCCACGGTCGAACCGACCTGCACGTACTCGGAACCGTTGTCTTGCTTGTCGCCGTCGGTGGGCCGCGGGAACGGGTCGGGCAGGTGTCGCGGATTCTTCTTCTGTGCGTCCTCAGTCCGCTGCCACAGCCCGATCTTGAGCGCGTCGATTACGTGTGCGAGCAGGTAATCGGTTGTATTCCAACCCTTTTCAAAGGCGTGGAATATCGCACTGCCGGGTGGCGCCGCGAAAATGAATGCGTACAGATCAACCCACGACATAGTGCCGTCGTCGAACTCGCGGCCCGCGACGATCAAGTCGCGCCGTATGGCGTCCTCTACCTGCCGCGCCGCCGCGCAGACCTGCGCGATTTTCCCTGTTCGATCAGACCGCCGTCCTTGCCCCACGCCTCGACGTACTCATTCCAAGCCTTCTCGTCGAGGCTGTCGAGGATTTCGAGAGCGCGGTCGCTGGCGTGCATTTCGATGAGCGCGAACGTGCGCTCAAGGTCGGACAGGTGCGCGTGCTGGCGAATCCATCCCGGCGGGGGCTTGCGCAGGCACCGCTTGACGGCGATCGTCGCGCCCTCGGGGAAGTCGGCGACGCCGTAATCGGGGTCGAAGCTCTCAGCGTCGAACTTGCCGACGAACAACTCGGCGCCCTCGTCGTACTCGTCGCGCCAGTCGGCGAGGATCTCGTCGCGCACCGCGGCAAGCTCGTCGTCGAGCGCCTGGTCGTGAGTCTCGGTCGTTTCGGTCATGCTTATTTCACTGCCTCTCTTGCGATTTCCTGGGATTCCCTGGTGTCGGTAGAACGGGAGCACCCCGCGCGCCCACCAGGATTAAGCGCGCGGGGTGCGGTCTGAGCCGGTACTAGACGGCGACGGTCACGCCGTCGTCGCTGTACTGGATGACGTGGTTACCGTCGGTGCCCTTCAAGACCTTGAACGTGGGCTCAAAGGCCATCGGGGCGTTGTGAACGAGCTTGATATCGGCCAGGCTGGAAAGCTGCGCGATCTGCGCGACCTGCCGAATGATCTTGTCCTCGTAGACCGAATCGAGAACCAGGCTGCACCGCTTGGGCAGCTTGGAGTTGATGAGCACCTTCATGCGTGCGCCGTGTGCCGCGGTCGCGGCCGTGGTCGACACGTTGCCCGCGCCGAAAATGGCTGCGTTCACCTCGGGCGAGAGCACCTGAAACAGGCTCATGCTGTACTCGATCGAGAACTTGTCTCGCAGCGCCCCGATTTCGTCGCCGCCCCACACCTCAATGGGCGTGGTCTGGCTGTCGATCTTGACGGTAACGCCGTCGGCCGAAACGAAACCGAGGTTCTTAAATGCCTCGTTGAGGGGTTCGTCGACGTCCTCGGGCAGTTCGGTCCCGAACGGGGCGAACCACAGGCCGCCGACCGTTTCCAGGTCCGACGGCGAGGCCGCGAACACCTTGCTTGCGTCACCCAGAGCCGTAGGCGTAACGGGCTGCGTCATATTGACTTGCTCCTATCTGCCCGTGCGGGCACTGTTGAACGGCCCCCGTGCCACCGCGGCGCAGGGGTTGCTAGTTAGTCGTTTGCTGAGATATCCGCTCAGCACGGATCGCCGCAGCTCACTGCGGGTGCTCGAGGTGGTCGCCGGCGTTAGCTGCGCTCGGGGCGCAGGCCGATCGTCCAGAACACGGCCGACTGCATACCGGCCAGCGGCACGCGCTTGTCGTCGAGGCTCGCCGGGCCGAACTCATGCTTGGCGCCGGTGATCCACACCGCGCCCTCGTCGGGCACGACGATGTGCTTGTGCACGGCGTGCAGCATGAGCCGGTGCAGCAGATCGGCGTTGCGCTCAAGGCGTACGAGGTCGTCGTCGAACGTGCGCACCCGAATGAGGCTGTGCTGCAGGAACACGTCGGTATTCGTGCCAGGCCGCGACAGCAGCGTGTACGACGTCGGCGAGCCCTCGGGTACGACCTGCGACACCGGCAGCGGGTTACCGCGGGCCGCCAGTTCGTCGAGCAGGTACCGGCGTGCGGCCGTCAGCGGGCCGACCGGAGGAACGAGTACGGTCACGGGCCGAGCCCCGCAGACACCTGCATGAGAGGGGCGACGTCCTGCTCGGCGGCGATGGCCTCGCCGGACTCGGCGCGCACATACACGCGCACACGATCACGGCCGACCCGCGTCTCAGTCTCGTAACCCTCGCCCGCGCCGTCGATTTCGGTTTGCGAGTCGGCGATCGCGGCGGCCTGGTCGCGTAGCTCGGCGCCGATCCGCTCGCACTCGGCGATCACGCCGGGCATGGTGCGGATCATGTTGTGCTCGCTGAATGGCATGTCAAGCGGTCGGTACGGCACGTTTCTCCACCTTCCGCAGAATCACGATGTAACCGGGCCGGAACCCGAACGGGCCGCCGTTGTAGTCCTCGACGTCGCCGTGCACCTTGAATTGGCGACCTAGCCAGTCCTTGACCAGATCGCCATGCGTCCAATCGTTTTCGGGCGTTACCATGCTGTACTCAGTGACCACCTGACCGGCCTCGGCAGGCGTCATGCTCGGATCGTTGACCCGCTTGCGCAGGCTTGTGACCTTGCGCGGGAACGTGACCGGCTCGACGATCGGCTGCCCGGCGGCATTCTCGCCAGTCTTGAGGGTCGTCGTGTGCTGGACAGTGAACGGCGTCGGGAACATCAGTACCGCTCACTGCCCATCGAAACCGACGACATGCCAGTGCAGTACGGCCGCAGCCGCAGTTTCATGTCGCGCGTGAGAAACGGCCGCGGCGAGGTGCCGCCCTCGGCGAATGCGACGCCGAAACCGTCAGCCGACAGGTTCGTCGTTTCCGGCAGTATCTCCTTGGGCCGGGTCAGTACCGCCGCCACCGCCGCGGCTGTCACTCGCGTGATCGCCGGGGGTATCGGGTCCGGTACCGGATTCGGCCACAGGTGCCCCGCCACCAGGTCGCTTGCGTCCTGCAGCAGGTCGTTTACGTCCGTGTCCGCTAGCGCCTCGGCCAGATCCGGCCGCTGCAGCGCCCTTAGTGCGGCCTGTACGTCGGCCATCGTCGCCAGTGTCATTGCCTGCCCCCTCGCTGTGCTCGGTCCAGTTGGGATCGCCCGCGACGAGCGCGGCCAGCAGGGAACCCGTAGGTGCCCCGATGACCGCGCCCGTCAGGCTGTGCCGATAGCGCACCGGCTACGCGGTGACGTCAGGCGTGACCACACCGACCGGCGTCTGATTGGCGCCCACCGAGGTTGCCGAGACGCCGAGCACGTAGGCGAACCGTGCCTTGAGGCGCAGGGCCACCATGTCGCGCTCGGCGAGGTTGATCTGATTCTCGCCGGTGCCGAGGGTCGCCTGATCGAGGAACTTCACGGTGATGTCCTGGCGCACACCGATCTTGACGCGCGAGGAATCGGCGATCACGCCGACCGCGGAAGTGGGCGCCCATGCACCGTTACGGTTGAAGTGGGTATTGAAGCCCAGGAACGAACCGTCACGGAACGCGAGGTTTCCGTCGGCGTCGCGGACGTTGGCGACCTGGTACCGCAGTGCCAGGCTCGACAGCAGAGTGTCGGGCGCCCATCCGGCAAGGGCGACCTTCTCGGCGACCTTGTTGGATGCGCCTACGAGGTCGAACTCGTTGGCGACACCGGAGACGTGCGCGATCGCCTGACCGGCGGCGACAGCGGCCGGGACGAGCGCCGGGGAGACCCAAGACGCGGGCTTGTCGATGCCGAAAATGACGGCCTGGTCGAGCTTCTTGCCGATGGCCTGCCCGCCCTGCTCGGCGACCTCGGTCAGGATTGCGACCGTTGCGTCGTCGATCACGGCCTCGGGCACCGGAATGATCACGGCGACCTCTTCGGCAACCAGGGTGCGGTTGGCCCAAGTGACCTTGCTCGTCGGGATGACGCCCTCGGGCTCGGTGGCAGACTCGCCGACCCACCCAGCCTCGGGCAGGGTCGCCAGCACCGGCAGGTGCGTGGTCTTGGTGCCCATGTTGACGTTCTGGAACGCCGACAGAACGGTGCTGCCCTGCTTCGCGGCGGCGAGCAGCGTGTCGCTGTACGCCTCCTGAATCAGGGTGGCGACCTCGGCGCGTGAAATGTCAGCCATTGCTAACCTCTCTATTCAGTTGTTGTTGTGATCAACCGCCGAGGTCGCCCCCGCGCGGAAGTTGTGAGCTACTCGCCAGACCGCAAGCGCCGCAATGCTTCTACGGCCTTGACCTTGGGATCTTGCGAGCCGGAATCGGCGCCCGTTGCGCCGCTCTTGAACCCGCCGCCGCCGCCAGCCGGGTTGCGCTTCCTCGGCGCATCGGGTGGCTTGGGGGCGTTCTCGTCACGCCATGCGATCAGCGCGTCGGCAGACGCGATCAACTCGGCCTCGGTCTTGCCCGTGAGGGATGCGACCGGCACGACCTTGCCGGGACGGTTGGCGATGCGATCGCGCAGGCGGTCGAACTCCACTGATTCAGCGCGCGTTTCGGCTGCTTCTGCTCGATCGAGTGCCTTCTGCAGTTCGGTCTTTTCGCCCTCGCGGATCGCGTCAAGCTCAGACGCCTTGACCTTGAGGTCGTCGTAATCGCCGAACTTCGCACGCTCACGTGCGGCACGCTCGCCTGCGATGCGATCGACCTCGGCCTGCGTAAAGGTCTTGCCCTCGCCGCCGCTGCCGCCCTTGTCGCCGCCCTTGTCGCCGCCGTCGGCGGGTGCGCCGCCCTCGGCGCCGTCGGCCGGTGTCTCGTTGTCTGCCATAGTGATTGCTCCTGTTTTCCGTATGGGCTCGTCAGCCATGCCAGCCGTTTATGCGCAGGCCGTCCGCGCTTGCCCGACACACATCGGCCGGGAAACTTGGTAATTGGTCAGTCAGTGCGGGCGTTCTCGTACGCCTGCGCCGCCGGTGAGCGGTTGAGCATGTCGAGCAGCATCAGCCGGTATCCTCGGCGCCACATGCGCGCCGGGGTGCCGGTGCCCGCGTACGGGTTTGGGTCGCCGACGGCCGCCGCACGACCAGCACGCCACGCGGCGATCACCTCGTCGCGGTTCATGCGTTGAAATACGCGGTCATAGCGTTTTGCTTCCAACTGCGCCCAGCGAGAACGGCCTCGCGCAGTTCAGCGCGAGTGACGCGCCCGTGCTCGTCGAACCAGTTCGCCATTTCCTCGCTCATCCACTTGCGAGCCGTTGCCTCGTTGACAGACCAGAGCTTTCGGGCATCGACCTTGGCGGCGTACTTGCGGGCGATCATGTGCCCGTTGGTTGCAGCCTCGGCGGCCCAATACTGCTCGGCGGCCCGTTCCTCAAACACCCAGCCGAGCAGTTCGTCGAACGATCGGCCGGTGTGCCCGTCCGCGCGGGCCTGAGCAATGAAGTTGCGGCGCCGGATCTGCTCGATATCGAGGCCGAACGCCTCGGATTCGGCCTCGTCCTCGCTCCAACCCTGCTCCATAAGCTCGCCCATGCGATCCCACTTGGCGCGCTTGTCGGCCTCTTTTGCGGCGGCCTTGGCGGCAGCCTTTGCAGCAGCGGCGTTTTCGCGGGCCTCGATCCGCTCCATTTCGTCGAGCAGACGGATTTGCAGGTCGTCGTCGCCGACCGCGACCGCGGCCGACAGTTCGGCCTCGATATCGTCCAGCGTCCGTTTCGGCTTGCGCTCACCCTTGGGTTTGGGCGCCGGTGCGGGCTCGTCGGTGCCCAGCAGCTTGGCAAGCTCGGCGTCGGCGCGTTCGTAGTAGGCCATCGCGTGCCGGTGTTCGTCCTCGGCGTCGAGCCACTGCCCTACGCGATGCAGCCGCACGCGCTCATTGCCGCGGGTTTCCATGCGGCGAGCAATCGTGTTGGGAGACAGCAGAACACCGTCAGAATCGCGCGAGACGGCCTCGTAATCGGCCAGCCAGTCATGCACATAGCCGGGAGCCGCGTAGTCGACGCCGTTCTCGCGCAGCGGCACGACGAGGCACTTGCAGTGATCATGCCCCTTGGCGTCTCGCCGGTGCGGCGCCTGCGTCGCGCTTGCCTCACTGCGGTACAGCCCCGGCGCCGTGCGTTGATCCATCGTCAGCACGCGGGTTGCCAGCATCCGGCAGTACCCGCAGGCGTTGGCACTGGCGTGCCGAACCCACCGAGCCCCCTCGCGCTCGGCGTTGTCCATCACAGTGCGCCGCGACGAGTCGAACACGGCCCGCGTAGCCGAACCTCGCAGCGCCCGCAGCGGATCGCTCTGCAGCAGCGACCAGCGGCCATTAGCGGCAAGCTGGCTCGGGTCGGGCAGCGCGGCGGGCTCAGGCGTGAATGCCTCAGCGCCGCCGGGCTGCTCGGCGTACCACTGCGTCGACAGGTCGGCCGCCGCGGCGAGGAACGGATCGGCGAGCGCCGGATAGGCGTCGGTGATGACCGCCAGGCCCTCGCGTTGCGTCGCCTCGGCGAGGCGCGGCACGATCGTGTCGACCGCGCGGCCGATACTGCCCGCTAGCTCATTGAGTACGCCCTGAAACTCCGGTGCCGCCGTTGTCATCCCCTGCGCCCTCGCCCTCGTCGTCGGGCGCCTCGTCGTCGAGAACCTCGTCGACAGGTGGCGCGGCGGGATCTTGACCGGGGGTGCCAGCGGCGAGCAGCTTGTCGACCAGATCCTTTGCGCGAGTGCCGCGCAGGGCATCCTTGATCGCCTGTATCTGCTGCTGTGTCATGCCGGGCACCATTGGCAGCAGGAACTCGATCGGTACGCCCTGCTGCGCGAGCTTCACCACGCCGTCGACGACGGCGCCGAACGAACGGGCCTCGGTGTCGCGCCAGATGACCTCGGCAGCCTTGTCGGGCGCCGTCTCGCCGTCGGTGTCCATTTCGACGGCCAGGCGCATGACCTGCTCCCACGACTCGCCGAAACTCTCGCGCTTGTTGGCGAGTTTCAACTGCTCGCGGTGCTCGGCCGCCGCCAGCGCCTCGGCCGACACGTTCACGACCTTGACCTGCGACGGGCTGATCTGAGCCTCCATGACGACGTGCTCCACCATTTCGGCCAGAACCGCGTTGTACGGCTCGACCGATGCGGGAGGAAACGCCTGCGCCTTGACCTCGGGATCTTCAAATGTCCAGACGCGCAACGCCGATGCCTTGAGCACCTCGTTTTTGCTGCCGGTCCATCCGCTGATCACACGCTGCGGGTTGGCGCCGAACCGGCTCACAAGCAGCCGGTCGAAGTTCACACAGTTGATCGCCTTCTGCATCCCGATCAGCGGCTCGATTTCGCCGACGATCATGTCGTCGGCGTCGCGGTCGTTGACGAACCGCACGACCGGGCACACCGGCTCGCCGTCCTCGGTCGCGCCGTGCGCGATCACGTCGTCGACGTTGTGCAGCGTCACGGGCTTGGTTGAAAGCTCGACCTGCCCCTCGGCTGTCGTCGGCAGCGCGCCGAGGTCAAGCTCGTACATGTACCGCTCGTCGTACAGAACGCCCCGCAGGTGCGGCTTGGCGTCCTTGTTGGTCACCCACGTTTCAAGGGCGTACTGCGGCCAGGCATCGAGCACCGGGTCGTCATAGACGGCGATCAGCCGCCGCGGTGACCGGCACCGGAACTCGGGCGTGCCGTCAGTGCCGGGTGTCACGACGACGTACGCGGCGCCGTACTGCACGGCCGGGCGATGCACCTCGGCCTGCCGGGCGTCCATACGGTTGGCCTGCCAGATGCGCCACGCCGGATCGTTCTGCTGCGCGGCGATCGTGCGGTACCCGACGACGCTCAGCGATTGCGCGAACGAGTTGCGGATCATGCGCAGGATGTTTTTAATGCTCAGTCCTGCAAGCTCTTTCACCTCGTCGCTTGCCTCGTCGGGCACGCTCGGCTTGCCCCGCTTGCCGTTGGTGTACTCGTAAATCCGGTCGAACGTGCCCTTGTCGCCGAGGTGCAGTTGATACATGTCGGCGACGACCTTGCCGAGGCTCTCGGCGTCGATCGCATCCTCGGGCCAGTCGATACCGTCGTCGTCGAGCGCTTCGTCGTCGACATATGGCTGCGGGATCACGCGGCCCCCTCTCACACGAACATTGCGCCGCCGCTGCTGCGCTTGGGCGCATCGAGCGCGCCGAGCAGAGCCAGGCTCACGGCAACTAGCGGATGGATTACGCACGTCGGGTCGCGCCGGTCCCAGCCCCAACCGCCCGCGTCGCGGATCGGTCGCTTACGGGCACCCTTGAGCGCCTCGGTAACGTCGGTCTGGTCGCCGTGCGTCAACGTGTCGTTGTTGACGTTGTTCTCAAACAGGCCGCACGCCTTAGCCATATCGCCCGCGCCGGTAACCCGCACCTTGACCTTGCGCCGTTTCAGTTCGGGCACAAGGGCCTTGGCGGGGCTCGCGTCGTCGATCACCACGGGCATACGGCGCCCGGCACGCTCGACGATCCAATCGACGGCCGCCGCGGTGTCGGTGCCCGCCCATACCTGCTCGACGTGGCGACTCTCGTCGTCCATCAGCCAGCACGCGCCGATCGACAGTGCGCCGCCGTGGGACATGTCAACACCGAGGGCGCTCGGCTTCTCGCCGTCCTCGGGGCCGAACTCGTCGGCAAGGTCACGCCACACGGTTGCCTTGACGACCGCCATGTGCACGGCGATCTTGTCCCAGATGCCCATTGCCTCGCGCCGAAAGCTGTCCATTGACAACGCTTTTCGCATACGCATGATTGCGCGGCGTGACGTCCGGTGCGGGTAGCTCGGATTCATCTTGCGCCACTGGCGCTCGTCGTCGGGGTCGGCGTCCTCGTCGGCCGATATCTCGACATAGCCCACGTCGTCGGACTCGCCGTTAAGCGCGTCATTGCGCAGGTTGGTGAACACCTCGCCGGGGTCGGTTGGTTTCGGCGGCGTGCCCGCGAACAGAATCAGACCGTTGGGCGACGCATTGGTCGCCGGGATCATGTCATCCATCGCGTTCTCGGTGAGGATCTGAGCCTCGTCGAAAATCAGCACGTCGACCTTGGCGAAACCGCGGCCGAACCCTTTCTCACGGGCGCCGAACAGGATTCGGCTCCCATTGGTGAACAACACGGCCTCTTTACCGTTGCCGGTGAGCACCTGCTGCACGTGCGGGGCGATTTCCTCGCGCTTGGCGAGGCCCTGCATTGACTTGAACGTCTCGGCGGCCGTGCGCGTCCGGTGAGCGGTCCAGATAACCGTTGTGCCGGGCGTCATCTTGCATAGCGCGAACACGACCGCGCCGAGAAAGTAGGTCTTGCCGGTCTGGCGCGGGATCGACATAGCGAACATGTCGGCCGCGTACAGCCCGTCGGGTCGCTTGGCGCAGACCAGCTTTCCGAGGTCGTCCTGCCAACGGTCGAACTGCAACCCCATGTTGACGTTGCACTCATGGCGCACTGACGGCCACGACGTCGAGGTGATGCCGTCGGGCTTGATTACGTGGCGAGCAACCTCAGATAGCCGCAGCGGCTCAGACGTCCGAACCATCGAAAGCCTCGTCGGCCGGGGCCTCGGGCTTACCGTCGCCGCTCTGCTGGCGCTGCAGGTCTATCGTTTCGATTTCCTTCGCAATCTCCATCGACCGGCGGGTGAGCGCGGCGAGGTCGCGTGCGGGCGTGTCAAGGTCGGCGATCGCCTCGACCACGCGCTCTTGCATGGCGACGAGCAGCCCGTAACGGTCCTTATCCGCAGCGGCCTGCGTGATTGACTTCGCGGCCATCAGCAGCCACCGCCCGCCAGCACCGGGCACACCTCGCCGTGAGCCTGCGCGCGGTCGGCGAGGTCGGGCGTGGTCACGTATACCGGCGCCGAATCAGCGCCAGGCTCGGGCACTGCGACCTCGAAACCGATCGACAGCACGATCGGCTCGCCGCAGGCCGGGCACGGAACCTCGATAGTGCTCGGTGCTTCCATTGGTCTGTTCTCCTGGTGTGGGGCCGCCGGTCAGTCGGCGGGAACGTGGCACGCAATGGCCGCGTTGGCGCGGTGCATTACGTCCTCAAGCGCGGTGTGCGCGAGGGCTTTGTGACGGCCCGGCGGCAGCGCCTCGTCGAGGTAGTGCGCCAGGGCCTTGCAGGCGCCGCGGACGCCCTCATGTGCAAGCTGACGGGCGATCGAGTCGGCGGGATGGAATGAGAACCTGTGCTCAAGGTCGGCGCGGCTCTGCTCGGTTTGGTAGCTCAAAACGGCCTTTCAAGGCTGTGACGTGCAGGGATGGCGTTTTGCCGGCGTTAGCTGGCAGGCCCTCAGAAGGGTGGCGGGCCGGAATGGCGCCGCAGTTCGTACACGGCGCCGACTGGACTGCCGCATAGCGTCGGCAGGATCTCGTCGTACTGCTTCTCGGTCAGTGGCAGGGCGCCCTCGTCGATCACCAGGGCGTCGAGCGCGAACCCGCGGGCGCCGGTGCGCCGAGAAACGGGCACGGCGTTGTCGAGGCCAAGCTCGGCGATGATCGCCTGCGCACGGGGCAGCGTCGCGGCGACGACGCCGACGCGCCGGGCGCTCACTGCTGTGCACCCATCTGCGCAGCCTGTGCAGCTTGTCGTGCATCGAGCCTGCTCAGAAGTTCGCCGATCGCCACCAGTGCGTGCAGCACGATCGGGTTAAGCGTGTCGTCGTGCTCAAAGGTGAGCGAGTCGAGCGCATTCCGCGCGAGGGCGAGCCGGGCCTCGGGTGTCACTGGTCGCCCTCGACGAACTCGTACAGGCGCTCGGCCGTCTCGCGCACGGTGGCGTGGTCGTCCTGCACGCCCGATTCATGGATGCGCACCGCCAGGCCCACGACGTCGAGGCGCACGCGCTGCTCGGCGATGCGGGCCTCGACGGCGGCCGGGCTCTCGGTGATCGTCCAGACGGTCGAGGCGAGGGCAGGGTCGGCAGTGGGCGCGTTCACGATGAGGGGCCTTTCGGGTTTGCGGTCACACCCGCAGCGGTCGGTGCGGGGTTTGGAAAAAAACACGCCGACCTGCGGCGATTGGAAAAAAATGCCGGGGAGAGACGGGTGCCT